CCCCAGGGCATGGCTCATTTGGCCTCCCCGGCCGCTAACTATGGCATCGAGGCGACGTCCATTGACCCTCTGTGACATCGAGGCGACGTTCTTTGGCCATCTTACTGAGTCCAATGACCCCTGAGGCTCATTCCCTGTGCCACCGATCAGCATTGCGGCATTCTACGATGCCCAGAAGAACCTTGAGGCGACGTACGAAGTCCATTATGCTGCTCCCTTGAGGAACTCATACCAAAACGCAGTGATGATGGTTCCAATCATGATGACCGTTGCCACCTTGATCGCCTGGGAGCGCCATGTGCGCGTCACGTGGGTGCCCTTGGGCATGTAGGCGGTGTGCTTCGTACGTCGCCATTCGGATTCAGAGGTGCGGAGTTCTTTGCGGGACATTGGAAGGACTCATCAGGGCGGTACTGTTCCGCCGACCTGACCCCTGTATGGGGCCAGGTTTCGTCCGAGGTTAACTTACTCGGTCACTTCAGCGTCACGAACTTCCTTGTGAATCGACTTGAAGGTGAATCCCTTACGGGCGGAGTAGATTTGTCCGTAGGACAAGCCCAGTTGTTCTGCCGCGTCCTTGTGAGGGACATCCTTCATTTCGCCGATGATGACCTTACGCGCATCTTCCTCTGTCATGGTGCGCTCTGCCTTCGGACCGCGATCCCGAGGTGCGCTCTGAGCATTCAGCGCTTCGATGACTTCGTTCAGCTTTGCTGCCAGAGCAGCGTTGGAGAGCTTCTGGGACAGATCGATCAGTTCGATGGCGTTCATTTGGTGTAACCTCTAAGTTATTTAGGATGGTGTGCTTGGTAGCACAAGGATATAGTACTACGATTGGAGGTTGATGTGTTAAGAATATGTTAAAGTATGAAAATATTTTGGCATATTTATTAACGCGGTTATGTATGGCATGGCGCGGATGGGTATGCATACTGTCTACCATAGTGCATGTTAAGATGATGTGAATGACTAAGTATCTATCATGTGATGTGTTAAGATAATGTGAATGGCATCGGGCATAGTACATCTAACACATACGATGGACAAAGTACATGGTTTGATTATGAATGATTAATATAGATTAATGATTCATGATTGGTATAATGGACGATGCACTATGCACGTGGTGCAGTACTGGGGTAGAGCAGTATATGAGTATATGGCTACATGGGTACTGTGGTAGTATGGTATATGGTTTCATATGATATAGTATGATGTGATATAATATCATGTGATATGATTACGATTGATATGATTACATATGATATGATATCATATGATATGATATGGTTTCATATGATATAGTTACAATCGTAATCATTAATATACATTAATCGTTTATGTTTGTGATAGTTTCAGGTGAAAGCGTTTAACTTCATTAACAGGGCCCCCTAGTCTCCCAGGGAGACCGCCCCACTTGACGGGGCATTTTTCTAAAAAGTGAGAAGCAACACGCGTTTAGTACCTATGCCGGTGCGCGTTCCGAGCCATCTGTAGGAGGCGACGGGGCATCGCGCTTAGGGCGAAGTGCTTTGTTCCGTGTGCTTAGCGTATCAGACCAGGTCCCTCATTCATGGGTCCAAAATTAAAATGATTCCATGTGGGATAGAATCCTTGTACAATGAACCTTGCCCCTACGGGTCTATATGCTAGGCCCTTACGCCCCTTGGAGGATTCATGTCTGATCTAATGGCCGCAGATGACCAAAAGACTCGGCGTGAGCTCTTGCTTGGAATGATCCAGCAGGAGTATCCTTCCTACCATCCGCTCGTGAGCATTGCCAGAATCGCCCATCACCACGATGCCGATCTGAAGTTGCAATTCGAGTGCCACCGTACAATCGCAAAGTACGTGGAGCCCGAACTCAAGTCCATTGAGGTCAAGGGTGAAATCACTGGTCGACACAAAGTTTCGGTTTCGTTGTTCGAGCCGAAGCAGGAATCTTTCCCTCCTGTGTCCGGGGGTGGGGCCTCTCATATCGAAGGCGAGAGCACTCGTGTGCTACCGTCGGGACAGCAGCAATCTGGCGGTGAGATGAGCAGACTCGACATGGACCCGTCCGTGGTGGACCGGGTCACGCTAGCAGGCTGGGAGTAATACATGCCGACTCAAACCAACAAGCTCGCCTCCGGGACTGCTGGGGGAACGAGTAGCGACATCGCGGTGGATCAGGGCCAACTGGTTGTGGTGGGAGTTTATGCCGCCGACGGAGGCTCTCTCCCGGCCAATACGCAGGCCCAACTCTTGCGGAAGGTGGGGACTGCGTATATCCCCGAGCCCGATGTGTTCGGGGGCAACACCATCATCACCTCCGAGCGGCAGACCGTGGTACTCGGGGCTCCAGGGACCTACGCCATCCGCGTTCAGCCGAGCTCCAAGGCTGTGTCCGTGGAGGAGTGGCGCTAATATGACCGTCATCCGGAGGCGCATATCCAAGCCTGGCGCAGTCAGAAGGAGCTTGAGCCGTTCGGTGGGGGGCGCAATTGCCGGCGCCCTGAGTGCTCGAGGCTCGGGTAATTTCGTGCCGCCTCCGGTGATTAGCGATCTTATGATCGCCTCGATGAACGGCATTACGCCGCATAATCTTCAAGACAGTCAAAATTTCGATAACCATGTGGCCAGATGGATTTACACCACTGGGTCCGGAAAATTAAAATCCCTGGCTTTGCGTTTTGATGCCTGGTTCATCAACGCGACCAGCGCAATCACTAATACCTCCAATCCAATTCCTATCTTCGATGCGTCTCTGGAATACAACGGCGTAGTGGTCCCTGTAACATTCGGGAATATTCGATCCAAGACACTCCAGCCTGGCGACTTCGACGTTCTCAGCGATGAAATTCAGGTAAGCGCGTTTGGCGTAACGAATATCCCTCGTGGATCCAATGTATCCTTGAAGATTCGATATACGTTTCCAGGCGCCAGTGCCAATCGTATGCTCATTGGATTACAACGCCCCGAATCTCAAGGCGGCCAATGTCGATGGTTCAATGCGGCAAACACGACTGTATCTTCCACAGACGCGCCCGGACCGTATACTTTCACTGGAACGGCGCCGACTGCCCGGCAAGGCAGTTATCGTCCAGGCCTTTTAGGTCGATATGAGGGCGCTTTTGAGCCGATTTGGCTCTTTTACGGCGATTCAATCACGATGGGGACCGGTGACAGCGACTATACTCGCAACTATGGAATTGGCTGGCCAGCCGAGGCATGTCGAATTGCCAGCCCCAATGGCGGCCTATCATATGGAAACATGGCCATTCACGGTTCTTCCACCGCAATGTCGACCTTCGGTGAAAAAATTGAGGCTCCGCTAAAGTACGCGACTCATGTGCATATCGGATGGGGTACGAATGACTTCGGCACCAGCGCCGCGGATCCTCGTCCTACGTCTCAGCCACGCTTGACTGCTGGCGTGAATAGCATGAAAGCTCGACCTGGTTCGAAAGTAACGAACTGGTATTTCGGCTATTTGGGACCTCGTACTACCACGACAGACAACTACGTTACAGAAGAAAATCAGAGCTATCTCACTGCCAATTGGGGTCCTAGCCCTTGTAATGTGGAGAGTTGGAATAGTTGGCTCGTTACCAACTTCTCACCGAATGGCGTAAATACATGGCCCTCAATTCGAGGTGTAGACCCGTTGAAGTGGAGGGTAAATGGGACGGCTCGATATTCAAATACCGATGATGCACATCCGAGCACTGTAGGACATCTACTGATGGGCCAAGATGCCGCCGCTATGATGCGTGCTAATCAAGGAGTAAGTTTAGCATGAAGACTTTTGATCCGGCTGGCAATTTGATCGATATTTCTGGTGAGATTGTGGTCAATGATCTCAATGTGGCCCCTGTGCTGAATACCATCCCAATGGCCGGAAATAACTATGTCGTGATGTCGATTATGACGGATTCCGGCCATCGTCGATTGGTACTTGTGAATCCGGCCCTAATCGCCCAAGCATCTCAACTTCAAAGCCTCGAACACTCGTTGGCGCTGACCGATAATATGGTGGTGACTCGCACCAAGATGGTCGAATTGCCGGTCCAGACTCTCACCTACTCTGCGGCCATTGCCATGGGCGCTGGAGCTATGAAATTCACCAAAACCGGAATTGCTGGAGTTAAGACGACTGACATCATCGTGGCTCGACCACAGACTCCTTTGGCGGAAGGCTACATGGTAGGCGACGCGGTTTGCACCACGGACGGCACGATCGACTACAGACTGTTTCGGCCCGCCTTGGCTATCGGAGCGAATCTCAGCATCAACATGCGAACGTTCGCATTGCGATTGGAAAATTCATGACTCGATCTAAATTCCGTTCGATGCACGGCCGGTCGAACGGGATTGGCTTTGAATCAGGGTTCGAGAAGAAATTTCTGCTTCAGTGCTACCAGTTGGGAATCAAGGTCGAGAGGTCACTAGAGCAGGTCGCGTACCAAGATTCGAAAGGCATTTGGCACCGGTATAATCCGGATTTTTATTGGCCCGATGTTAACTTCACAGTAGAGATCAAGGGATCCTGGGCCTTCCGGGATAACCATGGGAATGTAAAGGAGAAATTCTACGCAGCAATGGTCTACTTCAAAAACCGCTATACACTCATCACTGAGAAAGAATTGCGGTCCGACTACGTAGCCAAGCTGTATAGATCACTCCATGGCAACTGACTTTAAACTTTATCCGCCCCAACAACGAGCCCTGATCACTCCGGCTCGTGAAATTTTGTATGGCGGTGCAGCAGGTGGCGGTAAGTCGTATCTACTCCGTGTTGCAAGCATCGTGTACAGCCTGGAAATTCCTGGTCTGATCACCTACCTGTTTCGTCGAACGTTCAAAGAGGTCCTGAGCAACCACGTTTATACCCCAGGCGGCTACCTGGAAATGATGAAGGGCCTGATTGATGCAGGCGACGTTGTTTACTCCAAGTCGGACAACTCCTTCACCTTTTACAATGGTTCACGTATTCAGCTGGCTCACTCCCAGTTCGAAAACGACATCTATACCCACCAGGGAGCCCAGATCGGCTTCCTGATCATCGACGAGGCAACGCACTTCACTCCTCCGATGATTCGCTTCATTCGGTCTCGTGTGCGCTTGGGCTCCATGATTATCCCACCGAAGTGGAAGGCTCTGTTCCCACGGATCCTGTACACGGCTAACCCCGGTGGCGTTGGGCATCACTACTTCAAATCGAATTTCGTTGACATTGGTTCTGGCCATGTATTCCAGGCGCCTGAAGATGAGGGCTCCATGTTGCGGGAATACATCCCTGCAAAGCTGGAAGATAACAAGGTCATGATGGAAACGGACCCGGACTACCGGGCACGTCTTAAAGGTATGGGCGACTCCGCGACCGTCCAAGCAATGCTTGAGGGTGACTGGGAGGTGGTTAGCGCAGGTGGAATTGCGGATCTCTGGCGATCCAAGATCCATGTGGTGCACCCTTTCAAAATCCCACATACCTGGAAGATCGATCGTGGATATGACTACGGCTCATCAAAGCCGGCAGCGTATCTACTGTTTGCTGAGTCAGACGGCTCGGAATTTCGTGACCAGCAAGGTCGAGTTTGTTGGGTACCGGCTGGTACGGTGTTCGTGATTGGGGAAGATTATATTGCCAATAAGCGTCAAGAAGGCCTTCGTCTCACTGCAATCGAACAAGGGCGTCGTATGGCGCGATATGAAGCTGAATCCGGCTATCAAAACCGAATCCAGCCAGGCCCAGCGGATAATGCGATTTTCAGCGCAGAGCCCGGACATCGTACTGTGGCAGATGATATCGGTATTCATGGCGTAACATTTACTCGTAGTAACAAAAATCCTGGTTCACGAATCGAAGGTCTCCAACTGTTTCGTACACGTTTGAAGGCCGCCACAGAGCGCCCAATGGAGAACCCAGGGTTCTTCGTGTTCAATACGTGCTTTAACACCATTCGTACCATTCCAAATCTCCAAAATTCCCCAAAGAATTCAGAAGATTTAGATACAGCGGGTGAGGATCACATCTGGGACGTCATTCGGTACCGCCTCCTTAAAGCGGCCAAGCAAATCAAACTGATCGAGACTGAGGGCCACTAAGTATGCCAATCGAAACCAAACATCCTGAATATCTGGCATACGAGAACGACTGGATCGACTGTCGTGTGGCGAGCCTCGGTCAGCGCGAAGTCAAGAAAAAGGGCGTCCGCTTCCTACCGAAACTGTCCGGCCAAACCGATGATATGTATAATGCCTACAAGCAACGGGCATTGTTCTACTCGATCACGTCCAAAACCCTCTCGGCCCTTTCTGGCATGGTGCTTGATCAGCCACCTGTGATCACGCACCCCGATGCTATGAGCAAGTACTTCGAAGATCAGTCTGGCATTCAGTTCTACGAAGTATTCACCCGCGCCGTCGAAGAAACCCTCTTGATGGGCCGCGTTGGCGTGTTCATCGATCGCCCACTAACTGGCGGCGACCCGTATATCTCGGTCTACACCACCGAGAACATTCTGAATTGGGAAGAAGACGAAGACGGCCGTTTGCTGATGGTCGTATTGCGCGAGTTCTATACCGTTCGGGATACTGCTGACCGGTATGTCCAGAACATCCGCGTTCGTTATCGCTGTCTGGAGTTGGTTGATGGTCTGCTGCAAATTACGGTCCACGAGACTCAAGATGGTAAGGTCTGGGAATTGGCGAAGACCTCGACGATTCAGAATGTCGGCGTGACGATGGATTATATCCCATTCTTCTGCATCACGCCGAGTGGCTTATCCATGACTCCGGCGAAGCCGCCGATGATCGACATCGTTGACATCAACTATTCGCATTACCGCACCTCTGCAGACCTAGAGCATGGCCGCCACTTCACCGGCCTGCCCACGCCATGGATCACCGGTGCTGAGTCTCAGTCGACCATGCATATTGGTTCGACCAAAGCCTGGGTGATTCCTGAAGTGGCCGCGAAGGTCGGCTTCCTGGAGTTTACTGGCCAGGGTCTGCAGAGCTTGGAGAAAGCTCTCTCGGAAAAGCAAGCACAGTTGGCATCCTTGAGTGCGCGACTGATCGACAATTCAACCCGTGGTTCGGAAGCAACGGAGACCGTCAAACTCCGTTACATGTCCGAAACGGCATCTTTGAAGTCTGTGACGCGAGCAGTGGAAGCCTTGCTCAACAAGGCCTACTCCTGCATCATGGATATGGAGAGTATGGGCGGAACCCTCAACATCAAGTTGAACTCCGCGTTTCTTGATTCAAAACTTACCGCCGCCGAGCTCAAAGCGTGGGTCGAGGCTTACCTGTCTGGGGGCATCTCAAAGGAGATTTACATTCACGCCCTCAAAGTTGGCAAAGTCTTACCCCCGCCGGGCGAGAGTATGGGAGTTATTCCAGACCCGCCGGCGCCGGAGCCTAGTCCATCCAACACACCTCCAAACCCATCCTCAAAGGCATAATTTATGAAGCTCAAGTTCAAAATCGGCAAGCTGGAAGACGTCGCAGAGGCCTACCGCAACCTGTACTCGCAAGGTCCGGACGGTTCGTACTATCTGGACGTCGACGGTGCCGTGGACAAGTCCAAGCTGGATGAGTTCCGCGACAACAATGTGGCTCTGCGCGCCCAGATCGAAAAGTTCAAGGACGTCGATCCGGCCAAGTATCAGGAACTAATGGCGGAGCACGCCAAGATCCATGAGGGTGAGCTGATCAAGAAGGGCGACGTGGAAGGCCTGGTCAATCACCGCACCCAGACCATGAGGACCGAGTATGAAGGTAAGCTGAACTCGTTGAGCAAGAACTACGAGATCGCTCAGCGCCAGCTCGAAACGCTGACCATCGACAATGTGGTCCGTGATCGCTCGATCAAGCTCGGCGTCGCGCCCACCGCTGTGGAGGATGTGCTGTTGCGGGCCAAGAGCGTCTTCCGTGTCGAAGAAGGCCGCCCTGTGGCGAAGGATCCGGAAGGCAAGATCGTCTATGGCAAGAACGGCACCGATCCGATGGACATCGGCGAGTGGCTTGGTGGCTTGAAGGATCAGGCACCCCATCTGTTCCAGCCGTCCACTGGCTCTGGCGGCAACGGTGGCAATCGCCAGGCCGGCAACGGTGGTGAGAAGTTGTCGGCGGCTCAGAAGATCGCTTCTGGTCTGTCCTCTGGCTCGACCATCATGCAATAACGGGATTCCATCCTAATTATGGATCCATAAACAAGGGCGAAAGCCCTTGTTTACTTTTGAGTCCCATGAAGGTATAATATCCTTGCGGGTTAGAGGTGCGGATCATCGGGGATGGTTCGAATCTGTACTCCGCCTCTCCGGGGGAGATGGCGAACACTCACCCATCAATTTCCGGAGCTCAAAATGCCCACCGTTACCCTGGCGGAATCCGCCAAGCTCTCGCAGGACCACCTCGTTTCTGGCCTGATCGAGACCATCGTGGAGGTCAATCCCCTCTACGAGATGATGCCCTTCACCGAAATCGAGGGCAACGCACTGGCCTACAATCGCGAGAACGTGCTGGGCGACGTCCAGTTTCTCGCCGTCGGTGGTACCATCACCGCCAAGAATCCGGCCACCTTCACCAAGGTTACCTCGGAACTGACCACCTTGATCGGCGACGCCGAAGTCAACGGTCTGATCCAGGCCACCCGCTCCGACTTCATGGATCAGACCTCTGTGCAGGTCGCGTCCAAGGCGAAGTCCATCGGTCGTCAGTATCAGGCGTCGATGATCACCGGCGACGGCACGGGCAACTCGTTCCAGGGCATGATGGGCCTGGTGGCTGCGTCGCAGACCATCTCGGCCGGCGCCAACGGCGGCACGCTCACCTTCGAACTGCTGGATCAGCTGCTCGATCTGGTGAAGGACAAGGACGGTCAGGTGGACTACTTGATGTCGTCCTTCGCGATGCGCCGCAAGTACTTCTCCCTGTTGCGTGCACTCGGTGGCGCAGCGATCGGTGAAGTCATGACCCTCCCGAGCGGTCGTCAAATCCCGACCTACCGCGGCGTGCCGTGGTTCGTGAACGACTTCATCCCGAGCAACATGACGCAGGGTACCGCCACCAACGCCACTGCGATCTTCGCTGGTACGTTCGACGACGGTTCCAACAAGTACGGCATCGCCGGCCTGACGGCCCGCGGTTCGGCCGGTCTGCGTGTCCAGAACGTCGGCGCGAAGGAAAACGCCGATGAAACCATCACCCGTGTGAAGATGTACTGCGGTTTCGCCAACTTCTCGCAGCTGGGTCTGGCGGCGATCAAGGGCCTCATCCCGGGCTAATCGCTTCACCAGCAGAACCCAGGCTAGTCCTGGGTTTTGTTGTTTCCCAACCCTCTGTAGGAGATCCATCATGGCAAAGGTATTCGTTACCGATCGCAAGAACAAGGGCCTGGAAGTCGTGGCCGGCAAGTACAACTTCATCGACGGCATCATGCCGGTGAGCGACTCCGATGCGGTGTTGCTGGAGCCGATCCTGACCCGTTACTACGGCGCCACCCTGGAAGACGTGGCTTCGCGTACCGTCGAAGATCTGGATGAAACCGTGGATTCGTCCATCCTGGCTGCGCAGACCAAGGCGGCGGAGCTGGCCGGTTCGGGCTTCTCCACCGATGCAGCAGTTGCCGCTGGCAAAGCTGCCGGCGACCCCTCTGTGACCGGCACCGTTTCCGGTTCGGACGCAGGCGAGACCGCCGACGACATCAACAAGCAGAACGAGAAGTCTGGCGGCGCCACGGCCACCGCGACCCCGACCAAGGTCGAAGTTGCGGATCCGAAGGCTACCACCCAGGCTGCTCCGGCCAAGCCGGCCGCCGCTGCGGATAAGAAGTAATCTGATGCCGACCGTAGACGCCACTCCCGGTTCGATCACGGCCAACAGCTACGTTACTGTAGCCGAGGCAAACTCGTACTTCGATGGTTCCTACGGTCGGCCTCTTTGGACTTCGGCTAGCGAGGATGAAAAAGCCTCGCTAGTGATCTCTGCCTCCAGATATCTGGACCAGATGATGGCGTGGATCGGCGCTCCGACCAATCCCGAACAGTCAATGTGGTGGCCTTGCAAAAATGCAGTTATTGGGGGGATGACGCTGAGCCAAGTGTCTATCCCTGTAAAAGTTAAAATAGCGGTCTTCGAGCTCGCATACTTCATGCTGGAGAGCGGGGCTGCACTGTCATTCGCGGATCAAACCATCGACAGCGTGAAGGTCGGCACAATTCGAGTCGAATTCACGAAGAACTCCACGGATGCGGGCCTGCCCACTTTCGTCGAGGCGATGTTGAGCGGATTTGGTTCTCCGGTCCTGTATGGATCGAATGCCGCAAGAAGTATTGACTTGGTGAGAGCATGAGCCTATCGCGGCAGATCTTCAATGCGATTCGGACTGCCAAGCGATCACTGGGCGACATGATTCTCACAGGGCAGTTAATCACGTATACCACCGAGTATCAAGATGGCGAGTATGTGAATGTAGGTGTGGAACGGAATATTGATATTGTTCCCGATCAGTTTTCCTACGAAGAACTCACATCCCTTAACATCAACGAGATTGAAGTCAAACTCCTGGTGTTTAACGTCAATGATGATTTGGTGATCAAGACAGAAGACAAGATTCGATATAAGGGCGACGAATATAGCATCTATCTCGTCAAGCCAGAGTCAGTAGGCTTACTTACCCCGGTTTATACGGTGATGTTGAAGAAATGATCTCCATGAAATTCAATGTCAATCTTTCTCGCCTACGCAGCAATTTGCGCGAAGAGGCGAAGAAGAAGGCCATTCGGATTGCTCAGGAAATCGTAAACGGAGTCATTGCAAGGTCCCCTGTATTAGCTGGCGATTATCGATCCTCCTGGAATGTCAGTGAGGGATCGATGGAGTTCAAGTTCAATAACGGCGGCAATCCGGCCAATCCAACTCCGGCACCAGCCATTGTCGTTAGCTCCAACGTAGCTCTGCCACATTTTTACATCACCAATGGCGCGCCATATGCGCAGCAGTTGGAGAAGGGCTCGTCCACTCAAGCACCACTCGGAATTGTCCGGGTTACACTGGCATCCCTGAGATGAGTTACTTCCAAGAAAAGCTTGACATCGAGAATTATTTCAAGGCCAATTGGCCGGATACGCCAATTTTCTACGAGAACAGAACCGCCAATAGCACTGGCACTTGGGTTCGACTGACGATTCAAAATGGCGACGCATTTCAGGCGTCCAATGGCGAAGTCTCATATCGTCATCCAGGTGTAGTCTTCGTACAGATTTTCACGAAGAAAGAAGTTGGCTCCGGTGAAGCATTGAAGTTGGCCGATAAGGTCGATGCACTGTTTCGGTCGAAAACTCTCGGCAACATCCAATTCAAAGTTCCACAGGTTCAGAAAGTTCCCTCAACGACCGAGTGGTATCAGGTCAACGTCTCCACAGAATTTTACAGAGGATCCTAACTCATGGCATTTCAAGCCGGCACCTCCAATCGTACCGCGATCTGCCTGGTTAAGGAGGTCACGTTCAACACCACGCCCGCCACTCCGGCATTCCAGAGCCAGCGTTACACGAGTGAGAACGTTGCGTTCACGAAGACCACTGTGACCTCCAGCGAAATCCGTTCCGATCGCATGACCGCGGACTTGGTGCAGGTTGGCGCATCTGTGGCTGGCGACGTGAATTTCGAATTGTCCTACGCCTCCTTCGATGAAGTCATTCGTGCTGCACTGGCTTCGAGCTGGAGCGCCCCGGCTTCGGGCGTCAGCACGATCGTCAACGGCACCGAACTGCATTCGTACACGTTCCAGAAGCGTTTCCAGGATCTGGCTGCCCCGATCTATCAGAACTTCTCTGGTTGCCGTATCGGTGGCTTGAACCTGAACTTCCAGACCGGCGCGATTCTGACCGGTTCGTACAGCGTGATGGGTTGCAAGGCTCTGTCCGGTACGACTCAGATCGTTGGTGCAACCACCACCTCTCCAGGTGCTGGCAACGAGCCGATGAACTCGGTGGGCAACCTCACGGCCATCACCAAGAACGGCACGCCGATGGCCGCCAAGATTCGCTCCACGACTCTGGCGCTCAACAACAACCTGCGTGGTCAGGAAGCAATTGGCACGCTGGGTTATATCGGCATCGCGCTGGGTCGTTTGGAAATCACCGGCAACATCGAGATCTACTTCGAGAATGCCGATGAATACAATACGTTCCTGAACCACGACGATTTCGCCTTCTCCTTCACTGTGACCGACGCGGATCTCAACTCGTACAAGTTCGAGTTGCCGCGAATCAAGTACGAAACGGGTACGATCGTTTCCGGTGGTCTCGATCAAGACCTGATGATCAGCGGTTCCTGGCGCGCACTGTTCGATTCCGCCTCGAACTCGATGATCAAAATCACCAAAACCACCGCATAATAAAAACGAGAAACGACATGTTTGAGATTTCGGAGCAACCGAACGAGAAGTTGGAAGAAGGCGTATGGGCCGAGTACCAGGGCGGTCAGTTCCTGATCGCCTACGCCGGCGGTGTCAAGTTCCAACGTCGTATGACCGCGCTGCGTAAGCCCTTCCGTCGTCAGGAAGAGCGCGGTGATCAGATCGACCCGGCTGTCCTGCGCAAGATCACGTGCCAGGCCATCTCCGAGGTCATCCTCCTGGATTGGAAAGAAGTCGCCAGCAAGGGCGAACCTGTTCCGTACTCCCGCGAAATGGCGTTCAAGGCTCTCGTCAATGACGAACGCTTCCGCAATTTCGTGATGGAGCACTCGATGGAGTTGCAGAACTTCGAAGAGTCGGAGCGTGAGATCGAGGGAAACTCCTAAGCCAGTATGTTTCGTGGTATGTGGAGTGGGGTAATAGCATCGCCTTCTTTGAGGATCTTGAGGATGGTGGTGCTAAACCCAAGGCGTTAGAATCTAAGCCAGTAATGTACTCATGGATGACCGAGTACTTACTGGCATTCCAGGTTCTAAACCAGACTCGACAGGTTGGATTTTCTGCCAATCCAATTCCAATCTCGGAAATACTGGCTTACATCCAAGTGTACGGAGCTTCTGACCCGAAAACTCTAGTTGATTATATTTTGGAAATGGATGGCGCGTATCTAGAGATGAGGGCTAAGAAGGCCGAGAAGAACAAACCTCCAGATAAGGCCCCGACTCCAAATGGCAAACATCCAAGCTGACGGCACTGTAGTCGTTGAAGTCGATAGCCGAACTGCCGATGCTGGCATTTCTGCAATCGAGCGCCGCTTCATGCAGCTTGGTACTGTGGCCGGCGCCGCTATCAACCGAATCAATGCCGCATTTCAGACCATGACTCGTATGGCTGGCGGTATGGGTGGAGCTGCTGGCGGCGGTGGCGGTGGCGGTGGCTGGGGCAACTTCTTCAACACACTTATCAACGGCGCCAACGGCGCCTCGAATGCGTTTGGTGGCCGTAATGGCCTGAATAACAGCATCAGCGGGTTCAGTTCGGCGGCTTCCAAGGCCATCGGCTATATCGGCGGATTCTACGCCATCCGCGGACTGATCGGACTCATGACTGAGTTCGGCAACCGCATGATCGAGGTAAATCGAACCTATACCGGGTTCATTGCTTCGATGTCTGTGATCAAGGGCACTACTGAGGCCGCGGCCAAAGAGTACGACTGGCTNATGTCTGTGTCCAACAAGTTGGGCATCTCTGTNGAAGACTCGATCACCCAATTCCATCGACTCGCCGCATCNATGAAGAACGTCGATTCGTNCGGTGAGTNGACTCGTCATCTGTTTNTCGGCCTCTCTGAAGCGGCCGTGGTTCTGCATGCTCGAGGCATGGATGTTAGCCTCATGTTTGCGGCAGTCCAACAGATCGCATCTAAGGGCAAGTTGTCTCTCGAAGAATTGCAGCGCCAGTTGGGTAATACCCTCCCGGGCGCTATGGCCCTCTCTGCTCGAGCCATGATGGGCTCTGCTTCGTTCATGGCGAAGGGCATCACGAATGTGTGCGAGGCTGAACNTGAATTGCGTACCCAGATCTCTAAGGGCACTATCAATGCCTATGAGTTCCTGGCTCGCTTTGCGAATCAGTTGAAGAAAGAATATGGCGATGCCACGGATTATGCTTCGGATAAGTTCACCGCGAACTTCAACCGTATGCGTAACTCTGTGTTCGAGCTGTATCGAACCGTTGGTAGCAGCGGTGCAATGGATGGCCTGACCAAAGTCGTCAAGGAATTGACTGGCTTGTTTGGAGATTCTCAGAGTGGCGCAGCCCAAGGGCTGGGCAAAGGGCTTGGTGAATTGTTCGACGGCCTGGCCGGGTATTTGTCGAATCTAGACGCCAAAGATGTGGTTTCGTTCTTCGCGGCTTTCCAAGGGGCCATTCAGGCCACGACGATTGTCATGACTCAGCTGATCGGTACGGTCGGCGACCTCACTGGCGAGACTGAGACCAACCCATTGCTCCTGTTTGTAGAGGGTGTGAGCCGCGCGTTTGCAGGTCTTGCAGACGTGATCAAGGGCGTTGCTCTTGGTTTGGCCAACCTGTATAACGGCGCCAATCTGGCCTTGGCTGGTCTGGCAAAAGCCAGCACTGCTCCGGGCGAGATGGTTGGCAATGCAGTGGATCGTGTAGGGGCCATGTTCGGTGTGACCATGCCGGGCAAGGACGTACGTGACAAGAACCGCGGTATGGCCGCAGATGCCAATGCCTGGTTTTACGAGGCACAGAAGCAGAATCTCAATGGCATGGCCGCTTCTGAGGACTTCGTTAACGGTAACAACGCTTCTACCAAGACGCGTGACCTGTTTGATGCGGCCAAAAAGCGGGCCAACGCCACTTCCACTGCTAAGGCCGGTACCACGGCTGATGCAGCGGCTAGCTACGTGAATCCGCTCGGTGATATGGATTTGCAGAAGCAAATTGAAGGCATTCTGGCCAACTCCAGTTCTCCAAACGCAACCAAGACCAAGACTAAGAAGGATCCTGTACAGAGCAACTATCTGCGCGAAACCACCCGCCTGTTGAAGGGTATTTCCGAGGCAGAGAACGAATACTCCAATGTCATGGATAACCGCTATCGGTCCCAGGGCAAGAACGAAACACAGATGAAAAGCTTGATGGCGACGGACGAACGTTACGTCAAGCTGTCGGCTGAGAAGAAAGCCACGCTGATGGCGCTGATGGATTATGCTCGTCAGTTGGATGCGGCATCGTTGAAGGTAGAGAATGCGAAAAAAGTGCAGGATGCATACTTCGATTCCTTGCAGCGTGGGTTTGACGCTCAAGATCGTATGAACGAACTGCAGTCCACTGGATTCCAGTCCCAGTTCCGTGAAGAGTCCAAAGCCCGTAATTCGTTCAAGCGCGGCGGTGACAATGAGTTCATGAGTGAAGCTGATAAGGCTCAGATCCTGCAGTCGGCAATTACTGATGACATCAATGATCGTATGGTCGCGTATCAAACTCAAACCGAAGAAATCCGGAATGCCAATAAGGAATCCGAATTCCAGGCTAGCCTGATCGGTAAGAGTGCTCTGGAGGTCGAGAAACTCACAAAGTTCCGTGAAATCGATCTGGCAACCTCACGTCTACTTGTAGGGGCAAGTGATGAGCAGATTCAGAAGTACCAGAAGATGGCAGAAGTCCTCAAGGATGAGGTCGGCGCCAGTCTGGATGAGGTTTACCAGAAACAAACCGATGCATTCGGTGGTATGGAGCAAGCGCTCACGGACTATCGTGATAGCGCACTAAACTTCGGCCAGGAGTTTGGCGGTGCAATGACCAGCACTCTCGGAAATCTCGAGAGTGCCATGGTCGACTTCACGACTAAGGGTAAACTGAGCTTCAGTTCGCTGATCAACTCCATCATGGCTGATTTGGTTAAGCTGGCCGCTCGTCAGATGATCTCTAGCATCGCTGGATCTTTGATGGGCGCGTTCATGGGTCCAAGCGTTGGGGCTTCAGGCGCCGCTGCTGTAACCAGCGGAACTCAGGGAATCAATCAGCAATTGGCCGGTCGATTTGCTAAGGGCGGTGACTTCACCAATCAGATCGTCTCCACTCCGACTCTGTTCCGCTTTGCGAATGGTTCGAAGATGGGCGAAATGGGTGAAGCTGGTCCAGAGGCAATCATGCCGCTCAAGCGAGCCAAGAATGGTGAATTGGGTGTAGTTCTAGCCGAGTCGCACGCACCTCGTACTGGCTCAGGTATGGGCGACGTGATTATCAACAACTACACCGATTCTGAAGTCAGTGCACAGAAGACCACTCAGAAGGGGCCACAGGGCGAGATGATGGAGGCGTGGGTCGTATCTGTGGTGGCAAAGGACATGGCTAATGGCGGCAAGACGGCCAAGGCTTCCAAGAATCGCTTCGGCTTGAAGGAAACCGCATAATGGCTTCGCTACCATCGTACGTGATCATCTCACCGGCAGGATACCAGGAGGATTTCGATCCCTCTGTGTCCATGACCGAAATGGAGCGAGGCTCGCCCAAGTATCGTGTCAAGAACTCGCGTGTATTGATGAAAATTAACATGCGATTCGTCTTTGACAAGAAGGCTGATGCGGCTAGTTTCTTCAACTGGTACATGATGGAGGTCAAGCGTATCCTGCCATTTACAATGACCCATCCTCGAACTGGACAGCAAATCGAAGTCCAGTTCGAGGCTGGCAAGATCGGACCACTCACACCAATCGATACGCTGCTGGAAAATACGTATCGAGATGTAATCGTTGAATACCTTGTAGCTCCAGGATCCCAATAATGTCAACATTCAAAGAGCGTAAACAACGAGTACGAGATCCGTCCGGTTTGCTGATTCTAATGGAGCTTTCAGCAAACTCGTTTCAAGAAACACTTCGAATTGCCAATGACACGGATAACTGGACCAGCAATGGTCTTTTGTACTATGGGTTTCCGTTTAAGTTCACTGGCCCGGATGATTCTGATGGCAGCAACGCATCTTCCAAGATTGTGATCGACAACACCGGTCGTGGTATGTCGGACGATCTGGAAAGTCTACAGCCCAATGAGATTATCTTGGTCAAGCTCATGATTACCGACTTCTACAATCCTTCGGCAATCATCCGCACACTGTATCTGCCGATGATGGGTGCAACCATCCGAGTGACTCAGATGGAAGGCCGTTGCGGTGTGGATTATATCATGCGGCAACGTTCTGTGCAGCTCGCATCAAGTCCCTACACCGCACCGGGTAGCTATTGATGGACGCGTACAAGTTGGATCCATTCGTTGGCGTTAAGTTCAATAAGGACACAATGGATTGTGCTGATCTAGTGATGAAGATTCGTCGTGAACTGTTTGATCACGACATCATTCTCCCGCAAGGCCACCCTCGTGGTCCTCTCAATTTTCGTCAAATCGGCGATCTATCGAAAGCATTCGCCGAACTCACTACTCGACCGGAAGATGGCGATCTGGTGCTGATGAAGGATGGCGGTACAGAATTTCCAGGACATGTTGGCGTGTGGTTCTTTGTGGCATATGTGCCATATGTATTACACGTCACAGAGAAGCTCAAGTTCAGCATGCTGGATAAGCTCTCTGACTTGCCGGATCGCGGTCTACGACTCGAAGGTATTTATCGATGGAAGTAATCGACAAAACGCATCAAGTAATCGTTAGCCCTCACCCTGTAGTTGTCGATGATCAGAAGAACCTGATCTTGGCATTCAAGCAGGGTGAAAGTCTATTCGAGATCCTCAGCCGGTCTGTGGATAACTTCGAAGAGCGTGAGTGGGTTGTAACCATCAACGGGCGACGTGTTCCGGTCGAGATGTGGACTAAGGCGTTCCCCAAGCCTGGCCACATTATCGAAGTGCGTGGTAATGTGGGCAAGCAGGCATTGTACATCATTGCCATGATCGCCCTCACCTACTTCACCTTCGGTATCGGTACGGCCGCAGGTTGGGGTGCAGGCGCAGCCGCTGGCGCATTTGGCGGAGGTGTCGCGGGTGCGCTATTTGCCTCTGCTGTATTCGTTGCAGGCTCCATGATCATCAACAAAGTCTTGGGTCCGAAAGCCCAGGACATTCGTGGATCAAACCCTGACTCGGTTTATTCTATCGGTGCATCGAGAAACCAAAAACGCCCGTATGAACCGTTTCCCTATGTCATCGGCCGGGTCAAGGTTCTGCCGGACGTCATCAGTGATGCCTACTCCTGGTATGAGGGCAACGATCAGTATGTCGGGTTCGTTCTAACTCCGGGCCTCAATGTTCATGACGTTGAGACCCTATATATCGGTGATACGCCGATCACGAACTACGAAGGCGTAACTCTGTATTACAACGGCTTCTCTGGTCGCCCTGATCAGGACATTCCGTTGTACAGCAACGCTGACTTCGTGGACGGTGCTACTCTTCCGAATACGGGCGCCTGGGTAACCCGGACGACGTCCATCGATACTGTGCGTGTCATGATCAACCTCGAGTATATCTTGGGCGGCCAGGGCACGTCTGGCAAAAGCTACACTGTATCAGAGACCATCTTCGTAGAGTATAAGCCGGTCGGCTCTCAGACCTGGTCCCAGCTGATCACTCGTCGATACAGCCATCAAGACTTCGAGACTCTCCGCGCTACTCTGTCAGCTGAACTCCCTCGTGGCCAGTATGACATCCGTGTTCGTATGCAGGGCGAAGGTAACTACGAAGGCAAGAACACTCAACGCAACGACTTCAACTTCACTCAGTTGGTCAGTGTTCAGTTTGATGGCGCAGACTACGATGGCATTCCTCGGATCGGCGTCAAGATCCGGGCCACTGATCAATTGAACGGCGCACCGGACACGATCAACTGTGTGGCAATCTCCAAGCCCGTACCTGTATGGGACGGATTTCAGTGGGTCACCCAGACGACAGGTAATATCGGCGCCAACATGCTGGCCCACTGTCGTGGCATCACTTCCAGGAGTGGTCGTAAGATCATCGGCATCGGTCTGCAAGACGAGCTGATTAACATCGAGAACTTCAAGGCGTTCATGCTCCACTGTACGGCGAACAACTACGAGTACAACTACTGTGTTCGTGGTTCTCGTAGTCACGCCGAGCAGTTGGAAGTCATGGCGCTGGCCGGCTTCGCGGACATCTCGTGGGCCGGCGGTAAGTTGGCTCCGATCTGGACTGCGGACGGCCAGCCGTTGAATGGTGTGGTCAATATGGCCACGATCACAGATACCCAGTTCCAGATCGATTACACTTTGGCCAATGCGGCTGATGGCGTCGAGTATACGTACTACGACGACGTTACTTGGGAGCCCTTGACCCTTCGTGTTCCGATGCCTGGCAATACGGGCGGAATCCTGAACCCAATCTCTATCTCGGGTGAAGGGGTTATCAAGGAGGCCCATGCTGCTGAACTGGCTCGATTCCACCTCGCTCAGTCCCTGTATCAGAGCAAAGACATCACGTATACCACTGACGTTGAGTTCCTCAGCTATAAGCGGTATGATGTTCTTGCGGTTCAGCATGACTTGACTCAGTACGGATTTGGCGGTCGATTGGTGGGTGGTGACTACGACTTTGTTTTGGACGCTCGTCGTAACATCAAGCTTCAAATCGATGATATGGTCCGTCCACCACCGAGTGGCGTTGATTCGTATGTAGGTGTGCGTATTCCTGGCGAAGATGCATATCGAGTTTTCACAGTCAAACCGTTCGCTCAAGAGATGGACGTGCTGTATCTAGTCGAAGCCTGGCCTTCAGATGCACCGTTTCCAGGCGAATCTTTGGAGAATCCGCCGGATGACTTCCTCTGGATCTTCGACTTCAAGGCTACTCCAGGTCTGCGTAGTCGAGTAGCGGCCATTTCTCCAGGTGATGACTTCGAAACGGCTCAGATCAGTGTTGTTCCTGAGCCGCCCGAATATTGGACGTTCATCAAGACTGGCGTTTACAATCCGCCAGTTCGTCAATCTCTCCTTCAGACTCGCCCTGTGGCCTCGAACTTGGCTGTATCGGAAGTTCAGGTTGTTCAGGGCAACACGGTGTATACAGAGCTTCGTGCAGTCTTCGACATCAGCGGTGACATCGGCTATACCCGAGTCTACTCGGATTTGGATGGCAACGGGACTTTGGAAGAGGTGGCAAATACTCGTACTCGGACTGCCTCTTGGAGGATCCCTGGTGCGGGCACTTACGCGATCGTCGTTCGCCCATTCAATCCACAAGGTGTTCCAGGTATCGCGGTTAGCACTACGTATGTGACCATCAATGCGGATGCTGCGCCTGCACTGGTGGACAATCTGCTGATCGAAGAATTGACAGGTGGTGTGCGACGTTACTCTTGGTCGTTCGATGATACGACGATGCAGAGTCCAGACTTCATCGGTGTGCAGATCAGGTATTTGGGTGGCAGTGTTGGAGATCCTAACTGGGTGGATATGATTCCACTTGGCGAAGGTACTCACACGGCAACCTTCGAATCGATTCTACCTCCAGCTGGTGCATGGACCTTTGCAGTTCGTTCGGTGAACTCGTCAGGCTCACTGTCTTCCAGCATGCGGATCGTGAATAAGACTCTTACTGACAGTCTGGGCGAGCGTGTTGTCAAGATCATTCAGGATTTCTCGCTCAATGAGCAGAGGTTGCTGGAGACCATCGAGGAGGTTGATCAGTACTCTGAATCTGTAATCCAGCAAGCTATCAACATTTCTGAAATCAACGGCCGAGTAGTACAAAATCGCTCGTTCATCAGTCTCTTGCAAGACACCGCTGTAACCGAGGATTCTGCCAAGACGTTGATCACCCAGCAGGTTGGTGCTCAGACAGGCGATCTACGGGCCACAGTCGAGCAGACCTTTGGAGCTGTAACCAATATCAACGGAGAACTCTCCGCGTATGCCAACACCAAGGTTCAAACGACGATTGATGGTAAGAAGTATTTGGCTGGCATTGGGCTTGGTATTGATGCTAGTGGTGGCGTGGCTCAATCTGAAATTGCCATCTTGGCTGATCGGTTCGTGTTCCTGAACTCCACTGCTGGCGGTAACTACTACTATCCATTCGAGATCGTGAATGGCGTAGTGTATGCTAACGCTGCAATGATCCGTGACGGAACGATCACCAACGCCAAGATCGGCGAAGAAATCAAGTCGGTCAATTATCAGTGGGACGGTGCAAATGGCATTTACATTGGCTGGCGTATTGGTAAGGATGGTACGGCTCAGTTTGGTGGCGATGTTGAAATTCGTGGCAATGTATCTGCCAACAGCATCACGGGTACATTCGAGTCTGCTGTGGCTGTTGACTATTCTGGCAACTTGGCAACGGGCGTTACCTCTGTGTTCACCCTCCCGCCGCCACTCAAGGTTACTGAATCACATCGTCCAGAATTGACTTTGGCGATTCAACTGCAGACTGGCGACGGGCAAGATGCAACGAGCTGCTTCATCACGCTACAGCGTGAAAATCCGAACAACCCTGGCGAGTGGTGGAATATCACCTCACGTGAGTATGCCATTTTCAAGTTCATGAACATCTCCACCGCATTCATGTTCCTCGATGCCTGGACCAATGTGGCAAACAACTTCCGGTTCTCGATCACTCAAGGCTCTGGCCAAGACGTCAGAATCACTCGTATCAACGGCCGCATCCGCGGCGCCCGATAAGGCACTACTATGGCAGATCCTGGCTACCTAAGCAACGCTGAACTGGCTAACCAAGTAGTGGCGTTGGTCCAGAAGTATAACGTGTTTACCGATGATCAGATGGACTTCTTCACCTCGGCGGATGACACCGTGGTGATCCATAATCCAAACGGTGATCCGATCACTGTGCCCAGCCTCAAGTCGATTCTTGAGGCTGCTGGCCCTGTGGCATCCGGTGATCTGTCGGTTTATGACTCTGTGGAAGAGGGCGTAGCATCAGTTATCGATGGCGCCTACTTCTTCGTGTCCATTGTCAACGGCACTTACCTTGGATTGTTCAAGCGTAGCGCCAATCTGGGCATCGAGATTGGTCGCTATCCGTCTTCACGTGTGGACAATAGTGTGAACGACCTGGCTTCGGCCATGGAGCACGCTGATGCCATCATGATGACGCCATTCAATGAGTTCGATCTGGATACTGTGAAGCAGATGTCCAACTCGGGCAATGGCTTCAACACGGTCATGGATGAGTATGTGAACAACCTACAGTTCGATGTGGCTCGCGCCAATATCGAGCACACAGTGGCTGATGACTTGGGCGCCATGCCGAGCATCAAGACTGTGATGGTGTGGACACAGTGGTTCTCACTCTGTGACTCGACCGAAGGTCTGAATCCTGGTGTCGTTCAGCCAGCCATCAACGGCGGCATTTACGGAAAGCTGCTGAATACGAATCAGTGGATGTCTGGCAACGTGACTGCGCCCAACGCCCTTAAACTCCAGGGCGACGCGGGTGGTAGCCAGAACGATATGAGCATGATCCGTGGCATGAAGTATATGCAGGCTCGTGGTTACGATATCGGCATGGTTCCAATCGTGTTGGGCTGGGTTAACCAGGCTGGCCTGCCAAATTCGCAGTCACTCGTATGGCGTGGCTTTTTCCGTTGGGATACGACGGCCAAGTTCCAAACGTGGATCAATAGCTATAAGGCATTTTTGGTCCACTACATCAACCTCTTTCAAGCCAACGGCATCTCACCTACTCGATGGCTGGTCGGTTCCGAGTTCGATCGAATCATCACTGTATCCACTCCGGAGCAGTGGGGCATTTTCGTTGAGGCGTGTAAGGAATTGGCTGGCCAGATCAAAGCGGCATTCCCGGCTTGTAAGGTCACGTATGCCGCCAACTACTCCGACTATGGCGTAGGTGGCAAGTTCAGGTTGGATGCCCTCTGGAGTCATCCCAATATCGATGAAGTAGGTATCGAGTGGTACTTCAGACTATCTGACAATCCGAACGTTGGCAATGAGGGCTTGATCCAGGGCCAGATGGCCGGTGAGGACGTGGATTACACGTACAATCTGAGCGATGACAATCAGCGTAAGTTGATTGGCTCGAATGGCCGTGGTAAACTGGATGAGACCCGCGTTCCGATGGGTGCCAATGCCGGCATCAAGAATGTCCAAGGGTTCTGGAATGGTTGTCATTACATCGAGAAGTTTGCCGGTTCTCTGGCCATGGCAACTCCAACGCCTGGCTTCAGTGCCGACTATGCGCCCTTCAATCTGAAGACCATGCAGGGTACTGGTCAAGTCATTGCTCCAGCAGATTCTCCCTTGACGTCTGGCCAACATCCTGAACCGTTCCTGCGGTCCACGTACTTCCAGACAAATGGCTCCACGACCTGGGGTGAGTTCAAGACCCCTGTATTCACCGGCGGTAACCAGAGTTCTTGGCGTATGGAGGTTGACTTCCAAGGTACGCAGGCTCCCAGTGGTAATTATGCCCGTCCGTTCCGGTTGGGTGGGGCCATCGAGTTTCTGGTGGACACGGGTACATTGAAGTTCGGCATCGGTCCGGACGGCAATCAATACTTCGCAGATATTGGGCCTTTCAACACTGCCGCCCATTCGTTGGTGGCAACGCTCGATAGAAATAGTGGCATGCTGACTATCGTCTATGACGGAATCACGAGTCAGTACTCAATTCCTGTAGCCCAGCGTTCTGCCATCCCAAGTGATACGACTGCTTATTTGGGTGGGTATAACACGAATAGTAACATGGCTGCGATGCGGTTTTATAAGCTGGGTTTGACGTTCGTTCGTGATGGCATTACTTGGGGTGGCACCTTTTGGTTTGATGAGTCATATGCAGGAACCCGTACGGCCTGGGTGCCTCGTATGAAGAAACTCTCCGCCACTGAACTCGGATACGCATCCATCTCTGGCACGTCCGTTGAACCAAGTCAGTTTGTGTATGCTGACATCGGTACAACTCCACCTACTCTGCCCAGCTTTATCGATGACACGACGAGGGCGCTATTCAACTCGTTCTTCGCACGTAGCTGGTATCCGGCGCAGATCTATGCGAGTTATGGCAGTAGCTTCAATTATGACCCATTTGAGCAAGCCGCTGCGATCCGTGAGACCTGCCGATTTATGGCCGCGCTACGTCGACGAGGTGCCTTTGAATCCATCTGTATCTACAACATTGATGCACGCCCCTCGAAAGCCTTTACAGCAATTTTGCAAAACAAGTTCTATTACAGCGATGCGCCGACCATGATCTTTAGCCATGCTGTGAATGGCAAGTTGGCCGGCGGTAGCACTTTCTTCCACGAACTAATCACAAAACAAGGCAAGATTGCCTAGGAGTAACGTATGTTCGCATTGTCCCAGAAGAGTCAGCACATCCTCGACACCGTTCAGCACCCCCTTCGCGATGTCGTCCGTCTCGCCATCACTCGTACAACTGTGGACTTCGGTGTTATCCAAGGCGGTCGTACACTTGACGAACAAATGCGTTTGTACGGGAAGGGGCGCAACGCCGCTGAATGTGCCAAGATGGGCGTCCCTGCCGCCTATGCTAAGCCTAAGGAATCTAAGGTTACTTGGGTCAATCCACGAAACGGCAACCATGTAGTGGACGGGTCTGGATTTGGCCGAGCAGTGGATCTCGCCCCGTACATCCAGGGTAAATTGGAATGGGATAACGACGGCAAACTCGGACTGTATCCCAAGATTGCCGAAGCAATGTTCAGCGCAGCAAATGAGCTGGGCATCCAGATCGTATGGGGTGGAAATTGGAAGTCTACGCCCGATCGCCCGCACTTCGAACTGGCGAAATGATAAAATGTATGCAAAGCTCTTATTCGCAGCAGGCGCGGCTGCCACAACCGCGATCCAAGTAGCCGCTGAGGCACCGACGAGTAAAGAGTGGGCTTTTATTGATGTAACTGTGGCTTATGTTGGAGTACCATTCAATGTCTTGATCATGGCGGCTATCGGTAGTATCATTGCTGTAATGAGAAATCGAGTGTCTGACCCACGCACTCTGATTGTATCATTCCTGTACAGTACTCTCTTTGCCCTTGGTGCGAGTGTTGGTATTGCGGAGTTTACAGGTTACCAGTGGTCGAGCACAGGGGCTCAGGCCATATTCACGGCCATCCTAGGTTTTACGGCTCAGAACTGGGGCCCAGTCCTATTGGACAATATAGCCCCAGCTGTGGATCTGTGGCTTAAACGTCAGATTAAACGGATTTTCAATATCAGCATTGAGGATAAGAAACATGATGACTCCCAATGAGATTCCGGTTTGGTCTCTTCTGACAACCCCATCTCTGATAGTCTTCTTCCTGACGGGCCTATATGGTGTGAATGAGTGGAGATTGCGCCCCGTCCGGCAGATCGTTGGAAAACGTGGCTTGGTTGAGTTGGGTTTGGGCTTGTCCCTCGGAACGATGTGTGTACTGAGTTTTGTGACGTTGATCGCTGTGATCATGATGGCGAATCTATATTCGTGGCGTGGCTGTCTGCTACTCACCAGCATCGCTGGCGTGTTGTTGACGGTCGGCCGTCACGCCCCTTGGCGTTTTTGGATTCATCGTTTTCCGGAGAACTAAATGCCTATCCTAGCGCAAATCAAAGCCTATTCCGAAGTGATTAAGCTCGTTGTGCTAGGTGCATTGGTGATAATCCTTGGCATCCTCTGTTACGTCGCATGGTCTTCGTATCAAGACGGACAAGATGCCAAGGTATTATCTGGAGTACTGGCTCAGAAAGCGGAAGATACTGCTGGAGTCCAGAACGCCTTGACCGGTGCGCAAGCGCAGCCAGCTGTAATCGAACACCGAATCTTGGAGACCAGAACCCAGTATATCACTCAATATGAGAAGCTGAAGAATGAAGACGCTATTGTGGCTGAGTTTGCTAACACCGCTGTTCCTGACAGCCTGCGTAAACTCGCCTGTGAGAGACGAGTCGCCCGCGACGGACTTACTGATACTCAAGGCGGGTGTCAACGCTTTGGCAAGGGAGCGACGGACTTCGGGGCAAATCCAACGCCTTGAAGATGCAACGAATTCTGGCGATGTATATAACTACGCCATGGATTTGGAAGACGTTAACAAACTCCACTCTACTGACAAAGCATCAATCGTCCAATTCGTCAATGATACGGTTGGGATCATGGAGAGATCAAGGATTGGCAAATGTAAGTGGTATGACTTTGGGTGTCGGGCTTTGAGGCGACGTACCACGCCCCTCACTGAAGTCCCATAATTTCTGCTCGTTTGAGCGCTCCAAACCCATCTGTATTAGATGGGTTTCTTTTTGAATGCTATCTTCTAAAGTAACTTTTCAAACATACTCAGAACGCTCTGAGTGCGCTCAGATTAAGCCACGTAGGGGCCAGCCCGTAGCTAACTGCGCACTATGTTAAGTAACTATTCAGAGCGCATTCAGAGCGCTCCAAGATTATACGCAAAATAAGGGCCTCGTACGAGGCCCTTAGATTACAGCCAAACCAGGCTATTCGCCGATATACTTGCCAAACAGAGCCAAGATCTTCGCCTGGTAAATGGCGTCGTCCAAGGCATTGTGATACGTACCCTCCCGAGCAGGTTCAGCCACCATGTGACCGAGGCTTTTCCGGATCGTCCGGAAGCAGCGGTTGTTGTAAAAGCGCCACGGAATGGGCGAGCCGGCGAGGTTGTAGGCGGTGGTGAGAATGGTGTTGTCGAAGTCTGAGCCGTTGCCCCACAGCTTGACGCTGTTCACGCCGAAGATGCGAAGATACGTCGCAAACTCGCCCAATGCCTGAATCACAGGAATATTCGGGTCGGTGAAGACCTTCCGGGCTTCGGGGCTTTGTTTATCCCACCACGACTTCGTAGCGCTGGACGTTGTCAAGCCGAGAGCGGAAGAACTATCGCAGTTCACGACTCGATAGAACTTGTCCGAGATCTCGCCTGTATCCAGATCGACTTTGCACGCGCCGATCGAGAGAATTGCTGCGGTGTGGGCGGTGTCCATGGTCTCCAGGTCGACCATGATGTGGTTGGATTTGCGTGGCATACTTAGCGTCCCTTGTAGTTGCGTTGGTTGAATTCGAACTTGGTCTGGCAGTGAATACACCGGAAGGCGCCAGTGGCCAACCGATCCTTGGGGATTTCCTGATCACAATCGTAACAATCCGGAGATACCCAGTCCGAAGGTACTTTGCCATCACGAAGTACCTTCTGTATTGCGTCCTCCTTGGCCAACTCTTCCAATTTGCTGGCCAAATCAGATTCATCTGTGATACGTTCCATCAGACGTCCTCACGCCACCTTATGGCTGTTGGTTGGAAGGGGATTCCGTCGTCGGTCCAGTGGGCGAACTCGATGGTGAGGGATCGCCCGAGATATTTACCCTGGTTATCCCAGACATCTTGCTTTTCAGAGACGCTTCCAGGTGCTGAACAATCGAATTCCCTTCCAGTCTCAGTAACGCAACGGCAGACCGCCCAGCCCGTCTTGGACTGGCTGAATCCAACGACCCTGAATTCGGCATCTTCAAACTCCTTGATTTTTAAGAGGTGACTGGATCTAACACCTGGCTGATAGCCAGCTCCGTTAAGTCGGAGCATAAGGCCCTCATAGCCTTGTCCACGCACTTCTCGAAAGTAACGGTTGGTTTCTTCCGCAGATTCGTAAGGTCGATAGGGTAAGGCCAGGACTTTTCCAGGAGTTCCAGTATCGACTCCTGCAATGATTTCCGAAAGCTCCTTATGTCGGTCGACGTAAGAGTCCTCACTGATGAGGTCGTAGACAACATAGTGGAGCCGGGCTGTATCTGCTTGCTCACGCTTGATCCAGGAACCGATGGTTTGGAGCTTGATGCCGTGACAGTAAAGTTCACCGTCAAGCGTTGTTCCCGGCGGGAGTCGATTCTTGAGTGCGCGCAAGATATGTCGAATTGCGGGTATTGGCTTTCCCAGTCTGGAATACGCCAATGGCTCGGCACCGTCAAGTGTAACGAGACATCTGTGGCCGTCAAGTTTCTTCTGGAGGAGCCCCTGACTGAAGTTGACATTCTTCACCTTGCCGATTTGCTTGGCCAGCATTGGCCGGTCCAGGCCGAGCTGGTTGCCAGGATTATCGATGGCCTCTTGCACTGTGTCCTTGTAGCCTTTATCGCGCATCCGTGAGATATGAGATTTGATGCGTAGATCGATTTGCTCGTGGAGCGAACTACCAGATTGGTTACGGGTGACCTCCTCCGTATGCCACACTTCAGATCCACCTTGGANCGTAGCGTGAGCAATGTTGATCGTACCCTCTTCGTAGATGGGGAAGATCCGCCAAGTCCCAATGGAGTTGACGTTCTTCNTGTATAACTTCACTTCATCCATGATCTTCGATCTACATATGGATCGAGCCAGGGCCGTCTGATGTATCACCTTCGATGGACGAGACGCTGACTGTGAGTGGCTGAACATCAATCACACTTCCGTCCCCAACACTCACCCATACCTCGTAATGACCTGGGTGGGGTCGCAGAAGGGCTATCAGTTCGTCAACTCGTATGGCTTTTTTCGACATATCCAATCTCCAAATGAACTCACCCTGCTATTATACAGGGTGAGCTCTCGTTAGTACATCGCTCTAATTACGGATTACTTGGTCATGTTCTTCTTACGACCATGCACTTCTTCGAACGGAACTTCACCGAAATGGACGTTCAGCTTGACCATCTCGTCGCCGAAAGCTCTCAGGGCATCGTCCAAGGTCACGCCCTTACTCGCATCCTTGGCCACTTCGTCCACGACCTTCTCACTCAGATTCGAGCCACAATGGATCTTAGACTCAGATTCCGGCGTATTGATGCGATGCTGCAACGCGGCATAGCCCGCCTGATCGGTGAGTGAATCCGCATGGGTCGGATTGGATATGAGGCGAGCTGTCTTGAGCAGAATCATCAACTGTGACACGTCCTCGGCCTCAATTTTCAAACCATCGATACCCCAACTGTGGAAGCGACGATGCATGTAAACCGACCACAGTTGGGCGATCGTGTCCAGATTGAACCGAGGGGATCCGTAGGCTTTCTCACGATCACCGTAAATGATGTCGTTGGCCTTGTGCAGGATGTTCACCACTGTTTCAGGCTTCGACTTTTCATCGAGATGCTTGATCAGGTCGTGGGCCGAGTTCAAGCCTTCACGCAGTCGAGCCACTTCGTTTTGCAGCTCCGCGATCTTCTCCATTTTCTGGTTGGCGAGGGCATTGACGTTGTGGTACTTGTCCTGCCAGGTCAAAGACTCTTGTTCAGGCACATACGTGATACCTGTGGCGTGTTCCACGAGTTGCTTCAGGTTGTGTACTGCACGAGCGGCAGCCACAGCCTGCGGTGCGACGCCAGTTGCCACGATCTTGTGAACACGCTTGGCATCATTGATTGCGTTGGTCTGAGTGTACGTCATGACTCTACCTCTTCGGTTAATGGTTTGTAAAACGTCTGTATCACTTCATTATGCTGGTTGATACACATCCCACACGGCACCCAACCTTCCTCGATTAACTGAGTAGCATAGTCTGTACCGTGTGTACTAAACAACGATTTGCCGGCCTCTCCGAGAGCGCCGAGATTTTGCAAGAGAAACCGCTTCATTTTGATGCTCTCCGGTGCGCTCTGAATAGTTACTAAGTTAGTACGCAGTCAGCTATTGGTACTACTTAGCGGACGTAATCAGAGCGCTGTCAGAGCGTTCTGCCAACATGTGGAAGAGCTGCTGTAGCTGAACTTTTTCTTGAAGACTGACCGTACACATATTCCGGCCGGAGCTGAGCCACAGATCCCGACCACTATTGGGGTAGGCATCGAGGTAAACAATCCACTTGGCACCAGTGTTCATCAGGAGCTTGGTGCATGTAAGGCATGGTTGCGTTGTGCAATATACCGTGTGAATCTTCTCCACATCCATACATTGCAGAAGGGCATTCTGCTCTGCGTGAGTGGCCATGCACCCGTCCAACTGTGTGCCAGAACTGGCATTCATTCCCGGGCAAATATGCGAGCCGCAATGGGCAACGTTCCTGGGGGTCCCATTGTAGCCCGTCGCCAACACATGATTCAGATCATCGACGAGAATGCACCCGACCTGCCTCCTCTTACACGTCCCCCTCGAAGCGGCCAGCATCGCCATCGCCATCATGTATGAGATGATATTCGGTCGGTCCAAGGGTCAATCTCCGTAGATAAAGCGGTATAGGTGCCAGGATGCTGGAAGACGTTGAGCGATGCCCCGATGCGCTATGATCGCCATGGCCTCGTCAGGGCCAGAACACTGTGGCAGGATGACAATTTCAGAATCCGGAATATCCTCCAGATTATCTAGAATCTTATCGACCATCCTGTAGTGGCGCTCGTAGATGTGAGAGCTGGCCGCCGTAATGGTCATGGATCCAACCTGAAGGGACGGATAATTGGCTTGGAGCAGCCCATGCACCAAATGTGTCAGCACAGAGAAGGTCGGGATATCAGTGCCTAGACCAAAGATCTGATCTGACGATCGCATATGGACACTGGTATACAGCGTATTATGGCGAATATGAAACGACACCGCCTCAGTACACACTGTGTCCACAGTTTCCGGAGACAGATGATCGTCTGTCAGCATTGGAATGATGGCACGACGGGAGTCCTGATCACGGATCAGTTCCATCACAACCTTCATAACACCCATCTGCTGGCCGAACCAGAACTGGCCGTAGTTGGAGTTGAATGTGCCATCTGGATTCTGGACCGACTCCCACATCTTGGCATGCTGCTTGATAGAATCATCGAACTTGGATGCGCCCAATTTCCAACGCATCTCTTTCTTGAAATACCCGATATCGTACTTCCGATCAGGCCAGCACTGAAAAGGTACGAAAGTTTGAACTGTGACCTGAGCATTCAGGAGTTCACGGATTTCCATTCCACGAGGCTTCGATACAAAACCCTGAGTGAATGTCCGCAGCATCAAATCTCTCAATGCACTCAGTGTAGCATTATGATACGACATTACTTGCCTCCTAAGGCGAGCGATACAATGTTGGGATTCGGATTGGTGTAATCATAGGTCAGGTGCGGCAACTGACTCATGATGGCATCATACCGAATAATGATCTCAGACCCGAACTTCTTTAACCAGGCCAAATGAGCCTCGGTATCATGGTCCTTGACGTTGTGCCTGGAGAAATCCAACATCACTTCTGTGGGGGGGCGACAGTAAATCAGCACTACCCCTTCAGTCTGCACCAGATCCATCGATCGGCGGAACAAGTACTTCGGATCAGGATAATCAAAGCAATATGCATTATGCGAAATTGCCGTGACCCGATCCATTACCACATGCTGTGTCGCTTGCTCTTGCTGGAGATGGATACAATCCAAGACGGCCTCCAATGTCCTAGGCCTCGGGCCTGGGTGCAAAATCGGAAGCCCAAAAAGGGAAGACAATGATGTCTTCCCACTGTTGTCAAAACCTTCAAGAATAATGGCCATATCAAATCCCAAGAAACCCCCTACCGAAGTAAGGGGTTGTTACAGGTGGCGTTACTTAGCCCAGAATAGCGGCGATCCGCTCCTCCGGACCCACCCAGCCTTCCGGCTTCGTGGCATCAGCGACACCGTCGATGTTGCGCGCTGCCACCTTACCGAGCTTCTTTTCCATGTTGGCGTCGTTGATCGCCATCATGACTTGATTGACTTGGTCCGGCGTGAGGCCCATCCGGAAGAAGAACCCGATGGCAAAATACACCAGATCGCCCACTGCATCCACGGCGCCAACGAAATCTTGTTGACGATGTGCCTGGATAAACTCCTCCAGCTCCTCGAGAACGGCCTTCTTCGACCACTCGAGCTCTTGAGCATTGAGCAGACGAAGTTCGGGTTCGTTCAGGTTCAGGACCTGCTTGTTGAACTGGAAGATGGCGTGAGTGAAGTCTTTCGGCTTTTCAGCGTGGCTATACGTGTTCATATTAATCCTTGACAACGATGATGGTGAGAACCTTTGGATTGCGTTCGTACTGTTTCCGGTGCGTATCGATGATCTGCTCCGGGCTACGTACGATGGGCACTCCGTGATAGTTGAAACTTGTGTTGATCAGCGGCCCGAATTCCTCCAGGAGCGACACCATCAGAGGGTCCCTAGTGATTTGTGGACGGCCAGTAAACACTTTCTCCTTGGGATACCAGTGGGCTGCGCCACTGAGTTGCGATCCAACGCCGGCCTGGTATTGGCGGGCGACGATCATATACTCTGCCGACTTGTGGATCTTGTCGATGTCGTAAAAGCAATCACGTGCCTGATCCAAGGTCATCACCGGCGCCATCGGCATTTCAGCCGTACGGTCATTGGCGAAGTTGATCTCCTCAGCGAATTGAGCGTGTGGCAGCGAGAGCGTTGCGGTATGGCACAAGCTGCGAGGGCCGAACTCCATCGCCCCTCGCACCACGTTTACCCAGCCGTGAGTGCTGATGTAGCTGGCAATCTCGGCAAACGCTTGACTCTCTGTGACCACGACCATACCCGGAACGTTGATGAATTCCAACGGATCCAGATTCCTGTCACCCCAGAACAAATGCTCGGGCCACGTCAGATCGCCGTGATAAGCTTGGTACACACCCAGAGCTGCACCCTGGTCACCGGCCAACGGCATGACACAGAGTTGACCTTTGATCGAGTTGGCGAGGAGATGGTTCAACTTGACATTGTAGAACAGGCCGCCAACCACAAGCAAGTTCGAGCGGTCGTTGTACATCTGCACCATCGTCACCATCACGGCTTCGACCACGTGCTGCACGAAGTAGGAGATGATAATCCGCTTCGTACGATCGTCGGAGTTAGCTGCCTCAGCCATTCCGAGATCCACCAAGACCTTCGACAACAGATCGTTGATCTTTTCCTGCACATTCGGCAGAGCTGAGATTTCTGTGACAGGATCGAACTCGTTGGTGATCTTGTTGGACTGGAACATCTTGAGGTAGTGCGATGCTTGGGTTTTCACCATGTGATCCAGACGATCGATCTGGTCCACATCAAGCACTTCGCCGATATGCACTTCGTATGCCAGCATCTTGTATTCATGGTTGTGCATCTTCATGCCCATGAATGCCGTTGCGTACTGATACAACATGCCCAGGGACTTCTCGAACCCGAACACACGGTGCTTGACGCTGTACGACTGGCCGGTGACAGCGTAGATGGTCAGGCATTCGCCGTACGATCCGAAGCCATCAGCTACAACCGCTGTGTACGACTTGTCCGACCACTCTTCGCCAGCGAACACCATTGCCGAAGCCAGATGGCTATCGTGGTGAGTAAAGTCTGCGTTAAGGCTATCGATCGAACCGTTGGGGAAGTGGCTACGCAGGAAGTCCGGATCCCAATACTTATTCGGGGCCGGCAATTGAGCATCGAGGAACCAATGCCCCACAAAGCTGTCGGTATCACTAGGTAGGTCGAAGCGGCGTTTCAACTCGAGGATGGATTGGTACGGAAACTTGGAATCAGACTTAACTCCAGAGAACCGTTCTTCTTCGTACCCGGCCAAAACAACGCCATCCTGTATCAGGATGGCGCTGCTGTTATGGCCCAGGCTAATCGCGAGGGCGTATGTCATTACCAGTTACCCGTCGCTTCGTCCACAGATACGGTGGAGGTGGTAACGCCCGGTTCTGCGGCCGCTGCCTTGTGTTCCAGCAGTGCGTCGGCGCCAGGGGCCTTCATCGGCTGCTTCGGGCCGGTGTCGTGTTCGAGCATCGGCGCCGAGGACTTGAGGTCCCAATTCTTCTGCTCGTTACGCAGCATTGCTTGTTCCATGGGTTCCTCGGAGAGGACGCCGGCGAAAGCGAATTCCAGTTCCGGAAATTCACTGTCCTTCATGCTCAGGCGGGTGATGACCGAGGCAGCCGGAACGCCGTTGCTCTTCAGCATAGCTCCGTACTCTGACATCGCCTTCAACGAGGTAACCGGGATGCCCAAGGCAAACACTGTTCCGTTGATGTTGTCCGGCTCCACGACCCACAAGCGCTTGCTGTCCTTGCACGCCTTGGTCTTCTTGCCGTTGGTGGATGTGGCCGAACCGAAGACATTCTTCGGGCAGCCATTGCACTTGGCACTGACAGGATCGGAGATCCATGCATCAGGAGTTACACCGTTCGAGCTGGCACAGTCCGGTGGAGCGGATTCTCCAGAGACATAGCCCTTCGCATAGAAAGTCTTCTGCATCAGGCCCGCACCCGGCTCGACTGCCAGGATAACGCAAAGCAGTTCATCGGCGGGCTTACGGATTTCTTCGCCGCCTTCCACCAACCTGAACTTGCGTCCACGGAGGGAGATGCGGGGAATCGATACGCTAGCTGCGGCCATTGCATCGGCATCGGAGCTGGTGCCCGAATTGGTCAAGAATTTCTTGAGATGTTCGGGGATTGAAATCTGTTGGCTTGCCATTGTGTTACTTCTCCAGAGAATAACTAAGGGCCACCATGGCCCTTAGTGTCTAGACCCGTCGGTCTAAATAGGCGGATGCCGCCGCTTTCGCTTCACTCGTAGCCACCATAACTCGTCTTATCTACCCGCTAGAGACGGTGAGCTTTATCTCCACAGGATCTCTAAGTTATAGCGGCGACGGCATCCTAAAACTTACTTGCTCGGCCTACGAACATCGAACTCAACTTCCGAGTAGAATTCCAGGCCCGGAGGCACTTCGCCCGTTTCTTCGTGAATTTCCTTGACAGCGTTCTTCGCTGCACGCTTTTCCAAGCAGTGGAAATTCTCTGTGGCCTTCATCCACTCCACGAACTGGTCGAAGCTGCCGACCCGATACTGCGTCTTCACAGAACGATAGGCCGTACCGGCCTGAGTCTTGAAGCTGTCCACACCCATCTCATCGGCTTTGTCACGCAGATACATGGAAATACGTTCCATATAAGCCTTCGCCCGAAGCTCGTAGGAGTTGTAGGCTTTGCGTTCAGCCGCAAGTTGATCGCGCGTCGCCACATAGACTTCCACTGCCTGAGAGATAGTGTTAAAATTGATGTCCTCAGGAACATCGGGGTAAGTTACTTTTGCGACTTTATCTTCAGACATTTTATGCTCCAGGAATATGGTGGTTGAGCGCAGCCCTACTGAAAGGGTCACCGGCCTATGTTCGGGCTGCACTCAACCATAGTGCTATTGTATTCCAAAATTAACCTCTTGTACACCGCTTTAATTTAAGAATCCTTCAGGAGTTCGAACATCTCCAGCAAATTCTGGCTCGTGGATACCTTGCCCTCCAGAATGTCCAGCACATGACGTTCAGGACGGCAGCCGATGAGGTGATAGATCGTCTGCTTCCGAGACTGACCAGCTCGAGTGATTCGGCCGTTGGCCTGCACATAGATTTCGCCAGAGGGTACGAGACTATACCACACTATGGTACAGGATGCTGTGAGCGTAATGCCGTGTGCAGAACTCTGTGGCTGAATGATCAGCACTTGCAGGTCGCTATCTTGAAAGTCCTGAACATGTTTGGCACGAAGGGCATGGGGCACATCCCCGTTGATCGTCGCCACTTTGACGTTACGATCTTGGAAATAGCCCACTAGATGGTCAATCGTGGCTCTGAACGCCGCGAAGATAACCAGCTTGGTCTCACCTGTACCCTCGAAGATTTCCCAGAGGGCATCCTCACGAGTACTAGCATCGACCTTAACGATGCGACCTTCATCGTCCTTCACAGCACCAGACGCGATCTGTAGAAGTTTCATTGCTTTGACCGCAGCATTGACCGCTGTAATCTCGCCCGCTTCATACTCCACGAGAAGATCAGACTTCATCTTCTCATACATTTTCTTCTGCTCAGGCGTGAACTCAACAACCTGCGTGATATACTGGCAATCCGGAATATCAATACAGTCGTCACGCTTGAATCGGATCGCGGGCTGCAAGATTTTATTGGCGATCTCGTTGGCGCCCTCATGGGGCAGCCAGAGGTATGGGCCCACCTGATATTCGACCATCATCTGGAATTGCTTATAGTAACGCGGCAGATGACGATTCTTCGGATTCACGACCTTCGCTTGACCGAAAGCCTCTGTGGCCCGATTCGGTGTCGGTGCGCCAGTGATACCATGCACGCCGACCTTATCGCCGCAGGCATTGGCAATTCGTTGCATCGCCTTGCTACGCTTCGTCGTGTGCTTCTTATAGGCGGTCAGCTCATCGATAATCACAAGCCCGATTTCGCCAGACTTGATTTGCTTGATGATCTCACCCTCCACGACCGGAATAGTTACTGCGTCGTGATTGGTGATAACAAACTCGACCTTCGCTCGCAGAGCAGCCAGGCGTTCAGGCTGCGTTCCATGGGCTATACTATAGCGCCGATGAGGGAAGTTCAAGAAGATCTCTCGACCCCACACAGATTTGAGTGTGGATAACGGCCCAATGATCAAGACTTTCTTGATCTTCTCGTTTACCATCAAGAAGTCAGCACACCATAGATGGCTTAACGTCTTACCTGTGCCCAGGTCGGAGAAGTTGTAGGCCCGCTTGTTTTGGAGTAAGAACACAGCCGTTCGTTTTTGATGATCGAACGGCTTATGATTCTTGTTGGCCATGGGCCACGCATATTCGCTAAATGGTACTCGAAGTGTCATGTCTGACCTTTGCCATAACTGCGGCGTAGATTTGAAGAAGCCGTATGTTGTCTTTCCCCACAATGATGGCTGCAACTCCGCCTGCATCCCTAATTGCACGGAGACTTTTAAGCTGGAGAGCAGTTGGCTTGCCGCCTTCAGCCTTGACTTCCAATCCAACGAAGACCGATCGCCACACAAATAGGCAATCCGGCGTTCCAGAGCTTCCGAACATTCCACCTGGTGGTTTATAGAGCCAGATGGGTCCTTCGAAAGTTTTGTAGAGTTGGCCTGGCTTTTGTCTGGTTCCGTAGAGCCAGTCTTTAACCCTGCCTTCAGGTGTTTGAGCCATTTCATATTCCTATATTACTACAGTGGTAGGCCTGGAGTAAACCGCTTTAATTAAGGAAAGCCGAGGAGCATAGTGCTACGACCCGTCTGCACTGGTCCATATCAAACATGCCAATATGACACTTGGCCGGAGGTACATTCATCTCCTTGCTAAGCCAGGCGTAGGCCTTCGTCCGACTCATCACGCTCTGTCGCCAGATGGTGTCAAAGGCCTTATGTGCCTCGGACCTTGCCGCTCGCAGATACGCATCTGCTAAAGTGCCCAGTGGTGTATCAGAGTCTGGGTGACATCCCACCCACGCCTTACACGGCGCACAGAGATAGTACTTTTTGCTATGGATACTAGGAATGTGTGGATAGATACGTCGCCCCAAAACCAATTCAGAAACTGCGTTGCAATATGGGCATATCGGGTTCATATAACGTGCTCTCTGGTGCGCTCTGAATGTTGTTACTATTTAGTAGTATGTAGCTACGGGCTGGCCAGGTACGGACATACTCAGAGCGCAATCAGAGCGCTCTGAGTATGTTTGATTAACTACTTTGTATATAGTTCCAATACACCAAGCCCATCAACCCGCTCGATCCAGAACCCATACAGCTTGCTGGGAATAGCGGATTGCGATCGATCGAAATCCGCCCCTGATCTTCAGACTTGGCCTGAATATAGGCGTCCGTACTGATCTTGATGTGGGTCGGATCGAGACTGGTTTTTTCGTAGTGCTTCTGCAACAGGTCATCATACACGATGTCCCGGATCTTTCTGTCTTCAGAGAACTTTCTCATTACAGTTTCCTGGAGTAGGGGCAATCCTTGCGAGTTACGGGGCAGTACTTGCAGAACTCATTGACCGTGGGCTTGAACTCACGATCACTATTGACCTTCGCATGTTCAGCATCGAAATGCTCTGTGAGAGCCTTCCGATCATCCTGTGAGAAGGTTTTCGGCAGCGTATGCTTGTGATCCACATACGCATACGTGGTGGATACAGTGGGGACGTCCGGCCACAGGTTGAGCGCGATCGCGCCCGAGAGGTGCAACTGACCCTTACCCGATGGGCCGCCATCATAATCTCGAATCTTGCCGGTCTTGTAATCTATGATCGCTACATCGGAGGGCCGAAGTGCAATCAAGTCGAAGATCGCCCGGTAGTAGGCATCCCGACTGAACCATTCGACACGTTCCCAGTTCTTGTTGACGGCGATCTGGGTTTCAGGAATCACAGTGGCGTAGTTGTTGAGGAAGCGATCCACAAACGGCTTGGTGGATTCTACTTCCGGCAACGATGTGATCTTGACTTCCAGCTGGCCATTGGACAGCTTTTGGACCACATAGTCTTCGAGTTTCTTGTGCACATTAGAGCCACGAACCAAGTGCGGGCTCTGCGAGTCGTCTTCCTTGAAAATCGACGATTTGTCGATGTACTTCATCTTGAACTTGAGCGGACACTGGTTGTAATCCGACAAGCGTGACCAACTTAGGGCAATTGCCATTCTACCTCTCCTTACTTCACTTCTGCGAAAGTTTTGCCACGCTTTGATTCGTATGGCAGTTCGATTTCCAACTTAAATCCCCAATACTTTTCGTAATCGATGGTATTAAGAGTGTGATCCAGCTTCTCGTGGAGATCAACCGCATTGACCGAGGGTACGTAGAAGAAGTTAGCGTCGTGCAAGTCCAGCAAGAACAATGCCTCTGGCACCTTCTCGAACGTCTCCTTGATAGCGATCTCTTTCATGTCTGCACCAGCACCTTGAATCGGCACATTGATGGCAGATGATTCAGTGATCCATTTGTGTGAGTGCCAGTCAGTCAACTTATACCGACGACCACCGAAAGTCTCCGTATAACCTTGCTTTCTGGATTCCCAGACCACATCTTCCCAGTACTGTGGCACGCCTTTATATGTGCGATTGAACGTCTGCACTAAGAACAAGCCAGTCTGAACTGTCAAGAAAGTGTCATAATCCAAGAATGCTTTCTGTGACAACGCCTTGCCGCCAATTCGGTAGTTACAAGACAGGTTAGTGAGTTTGCCTAACTGGCGTTGTTCGGTGTAATAACCACCTTCATCACCTTCGGCCTTGTACTTCACCTGAAAGTCTGAGTAATCCTCGCCGATAATGCTGGCACCCGTCATGCTGTGGAAATTCATGTCTTTCGAGAAAATCTCGATCATAACAGGATCCTTGGAGCGAAGTGCCATGAGCCTGGATTCCTGGCCGCTAGCATCCGCTTCGTAGATCTCGTAGCCTTCTGGCGCAATCATACTCTTACGCACCATCTTATCTCGACGTGGAATCTGGTGCACAGCAATTGCAGACTTGAACTTCTTGGTCTTGGCATTATCATCCTCGTAGTCCTTACCATTCGTGGTACTAGAATACGTGAACCGCCCTGTGTACGTGCCGAAAATACGTGGAGATGCGTAGATATACCCGTCGCCGGTATGCTCCAATGCCTCGATCATGGATTTAACATACTTCGAGTGAAGCGTGGAGTATTGCTTAGCCTCCAAGATCAATCCCAACTTATCGGCCATTTCTGTGTTACCGGCCTCATTGAGCTGATATTGCAGGAGCTTCAGCGTATCGGCATTGCAAGATGGATTGCCAGAGGGTGTCTTGGAAATAACCGGGAGCAACCATTCCTTAAACAGCAGATCGGGCAAGCGCTTCGTCGATGTGAAGATGCCTTCGTCCAGACCGAGCTTTTTGGCAATCGCCGTCTTGGATTCAGAGAAGAACTTGTCGTTTCTACGAACCTGCTCACGATCGATCCTAATGCCCATAATCCACGAATTGGCCACAGGTAGTAGACAATCCTGTTCAGTTAAGAATCCAGTACGCTGTTCTTTCGACATATGCGCTTGCAATTTAAGCGCCAGCTTTAGGGTCATAATGGCATCGAGCTCACCACGCTTTTCGCAGTACTCAGGGTTGTCACCGGGTGACACGCCTTGGCTTTTCATCTTCACGAAGAATGGCGTCATCTCGTCATCCTTCAGGAACGTCGCCACTAGATTGGCCAACGAGTAACTGAAACGCATAGTCTCAGGTTGCTGGCCATTGATCAGCCATTTGGTCAGTAACCCTGTATCTCGCCACTTCACCCGCTTCAGCACGTCAGGAATGGCCCCCATACGTCTTGGCTGGAGCTGGGCAATCATGAACGCGATATCGAAGAGCGCATTGTGAGCGTACACAACATCGTTGCCCACTGAGTCCAATAGATCGATCATTTCACGAAGCCACAACGTATTATCGCCTCGGTTCACAATCTGATCGACTGTAAATCCGGGGCGACATACCGCGATGGATGTAATTCTCGATCGCCCTTGGCGGAGCCGCCAGGGCTGCAGAGCAGCGTATAGTTTCTCTGCTGGATCGACTGCTTCTGTTTCGATGTCCAGTGAATTAATTTTCATGCATAAACTCCGGAGTTTCTCGTTTTGTCCATACTGCGATTCTACTTTTCTCACCTCGATAATACGCTTGATAGGCTTTCACAGGGTCGATTTGCTTGTAGACGTCGTCCATTGCCAGAGCAAACTTCAGAGGGCCAGATACTTGTGGAAACTTTGGAAGTTGCTCGATAACTCGTGATGTTTGAGTTACTGTACCGTAGCGATAGGTATGCTCATGACAAATGGCTTCGGCGTGCTCACGAAGCCATTGATAATTCCTAACTCGCATAGCCCATTTAGTACATGGGTGGTTTCTATGGGTGGGCCGGTAGGCTCGGATAGACTCGGCACGTTCCGGACTATCCCAGTCATCACGCCAATCTGACGCGTCATACTGTATACCTTGGACTCCACAGAGGCTCAGCGCAGAGCTTAGCATCTGCGCTGATTCCAAGGCCATCTTAACCACATGCTTATCGCAAAGCATCTGGGCCGCTACCACTGGATTGTAATCGAGTATGAAGATATTCATACACCCATTATACACCACGAAATGACCAGGATGATACTGCTATTTACAATGAACTTGCGATGGAGGAACTTCGATTCAAGATGCTTTCACGCTTCCACTTATTAATTCCATTCACATTCGCCAAATACATCTGAAGAATGGCCTCGTTGGTCTCATCATTGAGGTCCCCATGTTGACGTGTTGTATACAGCACGTCCCGACCTTCACCTTCCTGAGAAATTCCACCGTCGCCCTTCACAATAGGCACGTTCCGCATATTGCGAGTTTGATAGTTGTTGCCTTTGGTTCTGATCGGCTGTAACAGACCTCGACGCTTCAATTCCCGAAATGTACCCTCTGGATCTTCACGCCAACGAGAGTTCATTAGACGTTCAGCGATCGATATGAGGTAGATCACAGCAGACTTGGTGAGCACTGGTGTGCGGGCCAGCAAATTGTCACGATCTTCGAAGTAAGTAATCCACCATTCTTCGATGTCACTCAAGGTGGACAAGTACATCTCACGCTTAATCTCGTTCATCGGCGCCTTCATCCTATCGAGTTTAAGCTTGATCGGATGGTTGTCCAGGGAAACCAGCAATCCCTGGATAATCTCACGCTTCTGTTCCCGACTCATCCGGTTTTTGGTAATGTCGTAGAACTCATCGATCAAGCCCTCCTCCATTGCCGGCGGGTCATTGTCGATCAACCAGATACGACGATCGAACTCTTCCAGCGGGAAGTTAGAGCCAGTGTTGCCGGCCAGAACGACGCCAGCATACAGCGGCATTTGCACTGTGTCACCACCCTTAAATTCCACGGGCACAGTCTCGAGTGTGATCAGCGACTTCAAGTGACGCCAGAACGTGGCGGACTCTTGCCGCATGTTACGGTGTACTGGGAACTGGATTTCATCGAAGATAAGAAGCGATGCGCCGTTGGGATTGAAGAATCGCCCACCGATCTGGTCTACTTCAAACATCTGACCTTGCATGTCCCCGTCCTTACTGAATCCGAACAGTTGTGTCAGCATGCTCAGATACACGGACTTGCCAGCACCACGGACACGTGACATCACGTAAGGCGCAATGACTGGGCGAATGCCTGGATTCTGAATCAGCCACGCTGGGAAGTCAATGCCCAGCTGATATTCCTCAGAACCCTCTGGCCCAAAGATGCGTGACACCAGGAATTTGAATTTATCCCAAATCTCTTGATTCTGATGTGCGCCTTGAATCTGAATCCTTGGATCACGCCAGGTATTGAGATATTTCTTACCGCCCTCAGCCTCAGTAATCGTAAACACTTCCGAAGCACCTGGCTTAAATCCGATCGTAGCCACCTCTCGATCAGGCGTAATCATGCCATCCAAGACATCAATTGGATTTACGAGTTTCAACTTGCCGTCTTGGTTCGCCATCTTCCGTGCAAACCTCGACATCAACTGTTTCATCGAGGTGAGGTCATGTGGCGTTTTGGTATCGAGATACTGGTTGTTCTCGAGGCAGACATACATCAGTTTGCTGCGAAAGTTCGTCAGCCGGTACAGACCGCCCTCGATGAGATCCCGACATACGTCATAGGGATTGTTCTGATCGATCTTCCAGATGCGGGCCAGCATATCCTCAACATCGATAGAGTCCTCGATAGTCTCCGGATTTTCTGTGACCTTAATGAGTTCCTTGATGTAGCGGCGTGCAGTCTCCTGCGAGAAGCCTTTATTACGCAAGGCATTCAGATACAGGTAGAACCCGTTGTTGCGGTTGCCATTACTGACTTTATCCGGAATTTCACCGCGCTTCAGAATCTCCAGCTCATCCATCGAGCCAGCTTGCGGAGTGAGTACTTCTGGGGCGTCCATGGTGATGCTGGACTTGGACATACTCATGAGGGCCTGGGTGGGCACCTCCGAGAGAGCCGTGTCTGTATTACCCTTGACGATGGTATAAGTTCCTTCAACCCATTGACCTTCGGCCATCGGCCCAACAACCATGCCACCTTCACCGCGAACGTCCAAACCTGGATATTTCGTGCCCCCAATGGTCAGACCTGCAACTGTCTTAACCGCTAGACTGCGTAGCTTCTCGGGCTTTGCGTAGTAAAGATGGAATCCGCCGGATTTGGACTTGACCACAAACTCCGACTTAGGAATACCGTATTTCTCGCTGAACTTATTAAACTCGGCAATACCGTTTACGCCACCTTTAACATCGAGGTCAAAGATAACGCAGTTAACGCCCAGTACGCCGTAACCTACCAGCTTGGCGCCCTTGTAGCCTGCCGCAATGAGTTCCGGCCACGTCTCGACGATCTCAGGATCATCTGTGGCCGGAATAATCTTACGCGGGTCAATGCCCTCTTTAGTTACAGTGTTGCGTGCCCAGCCGTAGGGCTTTTGCGGGCCTTCACTTGAACCATAAAACGGAAATACATAGTAGCCATCTCTTGCAAATCGCTTTGCAAAATGTAGGACTTGCTGCTCCATAAAAGAAGCGCTCCCAATTCTAATTGTTTGGACTCGGAATTGAACCCCAGAAACGACGCCCAGAGGATTAACTCCTTCTGGGCGTCGATATCGCCTGGCCGGGCGACGGAGTCCAACTCTTTATTATACCACGTATTGTTACCTACGTGTGAACTTTAATTAGAGCCCATGCTTAGAGATTGACACGCTCACGGAACTGAGTCCAACCATAAAAGTTGCGAGACCGCATATCCGTCGCCACCGAGTTGCTAAGAGCGAAGGCTTGATGCTCGAATACAGAGGCATGCTTGTCAGCCAGAAGACGACGTGCCAAGAGAATATCCTGATGCACATCAGCCTTCGTACCGTCGTGATTCAGGTACGACACCCGAGCACAGCGGCCGGCCGAAGCCATGCAGATGTCTTCCACGGATACGCCCTGGCTCAACATCTCTTCCACATTCACATACGGCGCATGCAACCCACCAGTCCCAACATGCTGAGGTTCGAATCGATACATCGCTCGTATCATCTTCCGTGCGAGCTCGCGGATATTGGGCTCGGCCTGATCAGAGAGGCGAAGCATGAAGAAATTATCCCACTCGGTCGCGGTGACAATGACCTTGATGTGAGCGAATGGCTCCAGAATACGATTGACGATTTGCTTGTGGCAACCCAGGTCTTTGAGCACACGGGCATGCTTCACAGCGTCGTTGCAGGCCTTGATCCAAGCATCCTTTGCTTCGGATATTTCCCTGGCACCAAGCACGTCGCCACCTTGCATGCCAGGCTTGTTTTGCATCCACGAGTTCGGCATGGCCGGATTCTCCTGGATGTCCCGGATCATACGGTCGATCGGGACCGCACGCGAACTTGATGCGTTCCGGGAAAATACACGGTGGGTCATCAGCTCTGCGTGGATGAACCGTGGGTAGCAGAGTTCCATCGAGGTAATGGTTTTAACCGGTCCAACAGACATCTGTAATACGTTAGCGCTGATCACGGAATTTCTCCAGAATTTGATTGACAGAGTCCTCGGAAGTTTGGACTCCACTGTCATTATGAACTCGCAGGAACTCTACATATTCGATCCACATCTTGCACGGCAATTCTCCGTGATTCTCCAAGGCCTCCATGATTTGACTCATAACGTCCTTGTTCAGGCAGACCAGGGCGAACGCGATTAGAAGCGATCGCTCTTGAGTAGTAAGGTGGTCCATGCCAAGCATGTAGTACTTAGCCAGCAAAATACTCACCATCTCAGACACGAATCGCACGTAGGCAGGACTTAACTTCATATCAGATTCCCTATAACGTCGCAGCACTCTAGCACTGTCTTGCCGGATTGCTTGTTCATGATGTCTTGCTGAATCAACTCATCGAGTTTACTGCCCCCAAGCCCGAAGCCCTTTGCCACAACCTGTAAGTTTACTCGATACAGGTCAGACCAGGTTTTGACAGTATAAGGCTTACGAGTCCAAGAGCATCGCATGATACTCAGTGTGATCCATCCGAAATTTCCTGAAGATTTGTGCGTTGCATCTCGCACTATCCTCAACGATCCATTAACGAGAATCAAGTCACCAGGCTCCAAAGACTTAAGCAGGCTCTTCCTGGCCTCATGGGCCTTTGCATCCACGGGCCTCATCGGATTACTCGAGCCTTGAGTTCGCACATGATCTCGTACAGACTTCGAATTCTGTGATCCAGTGATGCATGCTCGAAGATCACATCGAAACGCATTCCACGGACGGATTCCAGATCACTGTAACCCTTGATACAGAGTACATCTACCGTGCTGCCGTCCGCGTGCAACAGCCTCGGCGGGTTGGACTTGAATACGATGTCCTTCTTCACCATCTGGTGAAGCGTCTCTTGCATGTAACGCATATCGGATCCCACAAGCAAAATCTTCATCCCTTAATCTCCGTTCTGGTCACTTTAATCGTCGCACCTCGAATCTTGTTCTTATTCGAGATATCCCACTCTACTACGCCGTCCATAAGTCCAGCGTGCTTACGAATCATGTCCTCGAGCTCTTCTTTCGTGAACTCGTATTTGACTTCAGCTGAAAATACGTTAGCGGTAACTCTCTTCACTTGTGCTCTCCGGTGCGCTCTGAATGTAGTTACTTTTGATGCGCAGCTGCATATAGCATAGCTGCTCCGAACGTATTCAGAGCGCATCTGATAGTCTGAAACTATGCTCGAAAGAGCACCTTACTAGTACTTTTGAACTTACCAGTATGGGCCCAGAGGGCCCATACTTAGATCTTAAACGACCTGATACTTCTTTAAATCAGCCACAGGAATGGCGTTCTTGATCATCCCGGACTTAATTTGACGGAGCCGTCGGGCGACTTCCGAAGCACCGCCTCCGGACTTCTTTGCAAATCCAAGACCGCGTCTGTGGGCTGCAAGGTATCGACGGTCGCGATTGGATAGGAACATGGTACATTCTCCAGTTTGATGAAACGCAGTTCTGCGTAGCGAAGGCAATTGTCCGAAAGATCCATGACAATCGCCACAGGGCGTACCGCACTTCCAACATCCGAATTCGGACAGTGCAGACTGAAACCAAGCACCATCACATCCTGCTCCGCAGGATGATTGTTGGAACTCGATGATTGCTTGATCCACTTGGCTTTGATCGGGAACATTTGAAACCTTCTGGTGTGTAATTATTAGCCGACCCAGGCGAGATTGTCCCTGGACTCCCATTCTTTCTGCACCACGGCCCAAACTGCTCGGTCTCCGTACCACATACAGATGTGAGCCATCATGGCGTCGGTGATGATGGCTTTGGTGAATACCAGGTCCACGTAAGTGTTTTTCCCGGAAGGCCGATGTCCGATTTTCTTGACACCTCGCACGTGGCCCTCAAGCGCGATAGGCCCCTTTTCGGATTTGGGAATACATGGAATGGGGCGACCATGCTCGTCGCCCGCAATACCTCGCACTTGAAACTCAGCCTTCACGAAATCATAAAACAGATCGCCGTTGAAAACTCGATCATCTGTATCTACGGTGAAGTAGAAGCCAGTCTTGATGCACTCACAGAAGGGGCCTTTTTCGATGATCGTGCTCATTTGCCTGCACCATCGAGCGGCAAATCGTTCTGCGGGCTCAGGCGAGCCTGGATGATCGTGCGATCAGTGTAAAACGATTGGCCGTTGATGTATCCGTTGGCCGACGCCCGAACCTTCTCGTACTTATCATTGTTCCAGTGGATGCTCGGAATGTTGATACGAATGAAGTCATGGATTACGTCTAAGGCTTTACGTGCAGTCCCTACGGGGGTGACTGAGATGTGTTCAGTCGTGTGCTCATGCGGTCCGGTGACCTGGACTTGTACCTGCACATCGTCATTCATCTGGCTCTCCATCTTGGCCTGCAACAGATGGTAGGCCTGGAGGTCTTCAGCAATCTGCCTAGACACCGGATAATCCGCAGAGCCACTCAGAAACTCCAAGTGTTCGGCCAGACGGCGCACTTTGCGGGCGCTGTACTTGGGATAGTTTGCGAGAAGATTTTGGAAAATGGACATGGCTATCCTTAAATAAGATCGACAGATTCAGGTGGAAGAGGGTTGCTCTGAGACTCAAGCTCAGCAAGAGCGTCACCGCGCATTTCATACATCACATGGGTCTCGATCAGATCGAGTGCTTCGCCCAGCGCTTCTTTGCACCGGTCATAGTCATCGACGGTGATGGCCTCAGCCAGCAGGGCCGCGAAATCATCGCGTGCTTGAGACTGCTCATCAAGCACCGCAGAGATCCATTCTGCCACAGTGGAAGGATTCTTCATCCACTCCTGTATCAATTCATCAGCGCGCTCGTTTTTGGCGTCGCTGGCATCTTCAGTTGCTAAGTGAAGGTTTAACTCGTTATCAGGACTCGACATAAGACTCTCCAGGAAAGTTACAACTCAGTGTTGCTGTTTCTTCAACCACTCATTATACTCGCGCTTCCAATTGGCCCGAGCCGTTCGGTAGGCCTCGATCGTTTTGCGATCCATCATCGGTCGAGGTTCAAACGAGATGATGGCCTTGAAGTACTTGCTCTGGTCACAAAGCTCTTGGTATGTCATGGACATCACCTCGTTTGCATGTGTATATAGTACAGGTAGATGCATGTCGTGTACACACCCTAATTCATGGGTCTATGTCAGTAATACAGTTTCATCAGGCCATCTGCACCGTCCAACCTGGCGAGACTCCAGCTGATAAGAGTATGGACATTCGGAATCAGCACATAGTCCATCAGCTGATTCAGATCCACAACCAGAACTTCTTCATCAGTCATGGTCGTGGCATTGTCGATGTTGATGTTGCCGGCATACAAATGCACGGTCCAGTCATCACCAACCATTTTCCCTGTGTAGAGCCATTCGCTAGCGAGGGTCTTTACTCCAGTCTCCTCGAAGAACTCACGAGCCATTGCCGCACGAGATGATTCGTCCGAGACCTCGACATGGCCGCCGACACCGTTGAAGTGATTCTCTTGCCATTTCGGCCGATTCTTACGGATCAGGCAGACCTGGTTATTCCAAAAGGCGAATCCGAGTACGTACACGGTCATCACAGAGCTCCGATATTAGAAGTCGCTTCGGATGTGGAATTGCTTTCCACATCGTTTGCACTTGAGGGAATCGTGGTCGATGCGATGCCAGAAGCAGCCATTCACTTCGCCAGACCACCACAGGCGAAGTTTCTGGATGAGACTCATATCGTCACCGCCCAGTTACGCAGAAATTCATCTGGCGAATATACGCCTTCCTTGCCCATGTAATATGCGGTGCAGCCAACCATGCCATCGAAGTAGATGGCACTCGTATAGTGAGCCCGCGGACTGGCTGTCCCATCACTCTTGAGAACCCGGAACCAGCCATCGAAGTCCATTTCGATCTCGTACTTCGGAGGTGGCGTATGCTTGAGTCCTTCCGGATCCACCGGAGAGCACGAACTGCCGCTCTTCGAGTCATGATACAGATACACAGTGTGTCCGAGTTGCGTGGCGAACATCTTGGCCAGGGCTTGAGGACTCACGCCGCGATCGATCAAGCGCATCGGCTTGTGGTCCATGTACAGAATCCCGTTGTAGCCCTCCAGACGTCCCAAAGGGTAGTCCGGGTGAGGCTCTGAAGCGCGGCTCTTGGCGATCACGATGAATGAATTCATCTGACCACGCACGTCCACACCAGTATCCTCAAACAAATCCTGTGATCCGACCTTCCACGGCCCCTTCTGGGTCTCCGTGGTGCCATCGATCAGCTCGAAGCTGATATCGCGCTTGCCAAATCCTCTTTTGTCACGGTTAGACAGGTAAATGAAGTCCGAAGCTTCGTCACAATCGCCCACGTACCAGATGCCCTTCTTGCCGACATACTTGCGATACTTGACCTTCTCCACTTCGGCGGAGGCACAGATCTGCGAGTACGGCTTCTTGATGTAGTCCATAAGAATCTCCAAGTCATTTAACGTACATCTACTATACTGCCCTATTACATCCTTGTACACCGCTTTAATTTAAACAGCCCTGCGCTTGCTATTCCATGCCGGATTGCAGACGACTCGTCTGGTCTCATGGTGCTCCTTGCGTGCAGCGTTCTCCGCGTCAGAGGCCTTGCACCGCTCGCACAAAACCTCACCCGTCTTCACGGGCCTCTTGCATCGGCACTTCTTAGCCACAGTATTTCACCCGGCCCCAGCCAAAGCTGTGCGTGTTCATGTACTGTGTTCCGTACTTGTCTTCCCACAGATACACCGTCTTGCCGCTCACTCGATCTACGAAGAGCGCCTTCACCTGGGTCATTGGGGTGAAGTAGGACGTGAGTCTTTTGATCATGATACTTCTCCAATAATTACGAGGCCTCTAGACCAGGGCCCATCTTGGATGGCCTCTTGCAGATAGGCCAGTTCTTCGGACAGCAGAGGATTTAACTTCCAGCCGCTCACTGCGATCCGCATCAATACCTCGTGGACACCCGTCCTGTTGACCCTCAAATCATTCACTGGGATCTTCCGGATGTCCTTCGAAATCTCAATGGTCTGAGGATCCACGAGGACTAGGATTTGCTTGCCCTTGTTAACTCGCTTGAAGTGATCCCAGCCTAGGAGATCCTCATCGGCGCATACCCTACCGGCTAGTTCTGGGAGAACCCCTGGCACAAGCAACATACAACCATGGCCATCCTGGACACAGAGTAGTCGCACCATAATGGCCGTGGATACAGAGATCACAGGACGAGCCACCTCAGGAATAGGCGTAAGGCTTGGAATGCTGCGAGGCTATTGACGGCCAAATAAATCACGCCAATCAGGGCTTTAACCACATCGCCTTTCACGATAGGTCCAGGTGTCGTAGCCATCCAGGAATTCGGGATACACATGAAGATCATGTTCACCACCCATGCAATCATGAAGATCTTCATCGTTTGATCCTTGGCTTGCGAGTGAAGGCCTGGGTGTTCAGGAACTCGGCAAACTTGGGCCATGCCTTATCCTTGGCCCAGTCGATGATTACCCACAGGCCGAGGATAATGTTGATCACTGGGACAATGTAGATAAGTACCCAGGCCAAGATCTCACCGTAAGTCACCGCTCCGCACGAATCGTACTCGTCATACAGGAAGGCGAAGTTCAGTACGAATGCGATGACCGTAGTGCCGAGATACCAGTAGAGGATTATGTCCATCTTTGTCCTTTGTTCTTCTTACGTTGCCCTTTGCCAAGACGAGTCTTGGTATACAAAGGAATGAAGTCTCGACGCTCTTCCAAGAGTAGCTCAGGCGCTCTGATACGCATCTCTTCGAAATGCTTGATAGCTGTATGCACGTCAAGCGCATCGTCGTCAGAGCGCACCAGCGCTACTCTGTTAGATTCCAAAAAACATCTGCTGGATCCATGACTTACCATGCGATCTGAAGTTGCCTGTATACAGCATTACTACTTTCGGGGCTTCCTCACCCGAGGCCACTTCGCTTTCTGTCGGGTCCCGTAATAGAACAACCCGCTCCAGAGTGTCGCGGCTGAGGCTGAAATCAGGATCCTCTCCCACAACAAGTACTCTTGGCCGTGTCCGAGTCCGATCATCACCAGCGTCGCCACCGCCGCCCAGAACATTGTCAATACTATCCACATCACTGCCTCCGTAAAATTTCGAGTTCTTCCACTGTGAGACCAAGCGATTGAGCCTTGGCCATGACTTCCTTTCGACGTTTCTCTATTGCGGCTTCCTTATCCAGCAACATCTGGGACCGACTATCCTCCTGTGTCGGCTTTATTACCTGTACAGGGCCATACACGCGCCCGTTATAATCGAATAACTCCACCTTGGATACAATGGGGGAGATGGTGGCGCTTCGAGCCGTGGCGGCTGAGATACGTCGCGCCGTTGCCTCAAGCAAGGCCACTGCCTCAGGTTGGCCACTATCAAATACCGCATACCCATCCATGGGACCCGTCACTACTATCACCAACTTGTCATCGATGAGTTTGGCTAGCTCCTTCAGCTCTTCACCAACTTTTGCATCAAGCGCCGGATGGACATGCCGCACTAGCCTGTCCATGAATCTCCGAAGCTCTTCGCAATTTCGCATATTTCACCTGAATGTGTATGATGTGAGGTGCCCATATTTCCGGACATAGCACCGTTGTCCGCCCACGACAGTCCATACGAGCTTGTGGCCCGCAATATAAGACGCCATGATAATTCGAATTTGCAAGCCCAAGGTCATTAGGAATCCAGATTAATCAGCATCTTGACGATCAGCTTCAGATCGCCCCAGACCACAGCACGATCGGCCGCTTCGAGTAATGCCTTACGGCGCAAGATGGCCTTGGCCTCCATCTGACCGCAACCGGTTTCTTCACGGTAAGCAATGATCTCCTCGGATGACGGACTATGCACGTAGAACCCAATGCTTGGATCCCATGGGGCTGGCTCTGGTACAGGGGCGGGCTTCGGCCTGATCGGGGCGTGATTGATGCACCACTTGTGGCCCTTCGTAGCGAAGTGCGGGCAGCCGGGGTGGGCGCACTTTGCAGCCTTGCCCCTCATCACGAGCCACCTAAGATCATCACGTCCACATATGGACTGATCTGGGCCAGCACCTTGTCAATCTCTTCCTGCACGTGATGCTCATACGTAGGAACACCATCCACATAGTCAGACGGAGTCACAGTGGTAATCACCGTGCTATCAGGCTTGCGCGTGATCGTGACCACATTATTCGGATTGAAGTACATAACCCGCCCACTGAAGTACGTCACTTTAATCAGTTGCATTTCCTGTCCTCAATAAGAGTCATAGACCGATGCCAGTCACTGGCATCACGAGTCCATATATTTCCATTATCCCCTACATAGATCACCGTCACAGGATACCGAGGATTCTCGCTCGCGATATTTGCTATGGCCAATACTTCGTATTGCTTGCCGTTATAGTGGCGCCACATGGTGCCAGGTTGAGGTACGTCGCTCATCGAGTTCTCCCTTTACATCCAATTAACATGCACACCGTAGCAGCTACATAGAGCCCCACGAACCAGCCCGGCGACGTCGTGTAAATACTCGCCCCCAGGAAAACCAACCCGATATAAATCCACATCACTCTTTCTCGAATTCTGCCGCAGTGATTTTGGCCCGCAGCGCGATCATTTCCGTGTGGAAATTAGCGCATTGCGTGCGGAACTCTTTCTCCTGCTTCTTGTCACCGCGGAACGTTGCCGCCATGTGGTCGTGCCTGGCCGACTCCAGAAGATCAGACAGCCGGAAGTACTGGAGGATGTCAGACATGGTCGTCCACCATCTGAGTGTCGTAGAGCCTCGCCACGATGTTCCGCACCGCACGGATCTCTTCAGCACTGGGGCTCTGCACGACCACAATCAGTGCCTGGCCCTCAGGGCGGATATTGTCGATCCCATAGTGGGTCAGTCCATACCGGAGCTTAGACACTTCTACCTCATCGACGCCCGTAAGCACCACATCGCCATGCATGTTCTTAATCAAACTCAATCGCTTCATGTTCCCCTACCTTCGTTCGACCGATGGCTTATTATATAGCGCTATTTCTGTCTTGTACACGCCCTTATTTATGGAGCCATGTCAGGCGTCACACCACTGTGCGATGCCCAAGGATACACCTTGTAATGCCCCTTCATGTAATGCCACGCGGCTGACAGACTCAAGCGGAGGTCAGACAGGTAAGTATACGCCACATGGTCAGGCCTGATGTAGCTCTGGCACTCAAGGAGTTTTAGCAATGTGTCCACCTCGGAGCTCTTCAGCACGATCTTCGGCCAATGCTTCTTTCTCTCGGCCGGCCTCAAGTCAAGCATCCACTCCTCATGGTTCCGCAATATCACCACTGCACGCTCACTAATCTGATCCGCTGCTCTCTGGCAGACACCGTCGTAGTGGACTCGAGCCAATGCCCTCAACCCTTGCACTAGGCCCTCCGATACCTCGACCTCAAACCTCAACTCTGTAACCCCATCAACTCTTGGTGCCGTCATACGAATCTCCAATATCAGGTAGTGTACGACCATATTACTGCCCTATATCATCCCTGTACACATCTCTAATATCAATGCCCATATACTGCAGCGCATCCCGGACTTCAGCCACAGTAAGATCCACTCTATGCCTAGGTTCGCGACTGTTACTTGCGTTCGGCTATTCCATGGCTACGCCATGAGGGATATTGTAATAAGTATTACCTGAATACGAAACATATTTTACAAACTTTGATCCCTGGGTCTATAATTTATGTCCGAACAAATTATAATGTTTGTCCAAAGTTTGTCTCATAAATGGATCCATGGGCGTCGCACTTTGCCCCGATGCCAACATTTTGACTACCAATTAGGTCGCGTAGCCAAGGACAAGGAACTTAGAACGATGCCCCGTTGCCACAAGTTGTTGTTTTGATTAGCCTTCAGCGACGTTCCTTCTCTTTAATCTACTACTATAACTATAAGTAGTATTGTAGTAGTATAAGTAGAAAAAGATATAAGTAACATATATAAGTAAGAGATATAATATATATGTTAATAATATCTAGGATTACTATAGTAAAAAAGGAGGGATGTCACTTTGGAGATAACTACAAATATAATTTAATTATGGACCTTATGATTTGTGCGCGCACCGAGCGCCTACCTGTGGTAGAATATACGTACACATTCCTTAGGATTTTATATGGGCCGGCTATCCTTCGCAGTTCTGGATAAATACGAATACTTGCCATCGAAACAAGAGGGCACGTGCTATTTCTGTGGTGCGGGCGGTCGTCTATCCAACGATCTAACCCCGGCCAATACCGCCACGGTCAGCGCGCAAGCGATGTTCATGGATAAGTGGGTCTATGTAAAGGCCTGCCAGAAATGCTGGCACAAGATTTACACAGCCAACACGTTTAACCAGGGTAAGAATTATAAGGTTCTGTCCGGGTGCATGACGCTCGATATGAAGTTCCATCTGTTGGGCATCGGCAATTTGCCCGATAATAAGCGATCCAATGGGATTGGGTGGGTCAAAGAGGGCACGAGGCTAATTCCACTGTGTCTGGCACCTACGGATCAGGATGATTATTTCTGGGACCAGTATCGAATCACTGGTGAAGAGATTCAGGCCCTCCAGGGCACACTCGCTACACTGTATATGGGTCTTCCACGACTAACCGTCAATCGGACTTTCGATGCGGCATTGGCCAGTGGTGATCTCGAATTGGATCGCATCGATCTATACCGTGGAATGATGGGTATGAACGATTTGGAAGATAGACTCGAAGCCAAATCGCCTAATTACGAGGAAAACAAGGATAAATTGCCATGGTAAGTCTGAATCTACCCAGCAGCGGGGCATTGATCGGTGATACATCATCCATGGTGGATCCGCACAAACTCGGTAAGGTTATGTGGAGTCGTAGTATGGAGGGCGACATGGCTCCGCTCGATCTGCACAATCAATTGGAGCGTGAAGACCTCATGGCATTGAATCATGTCTATGAGATGCTCCGTGCCTACAGGAAAATACGGCCAGCGTTGCAGATTGTGGTCCGACGTAAGTGGTCCCGCATGGATCTCATTAAGCCGTATTTGATTGCCACCATGGAAGGCAGGTCCGAAGCAAGGGAAATGATTGCAAGCGATGACTGGCATCAATTCTGGGCTAACCTGTAATTAAAGCGTTGTACATACGTACGTATACGCGCTACTATTTAATCATCGAATAAACGAGTAAGCGAATGGCCTCCTCAAAGAAAAGCACTATCGTGACATTGTTCAGCATCACGATTCTTGCACCTGTAATCTTCGTCATCGCTCTCGTTGTTGGATGTCTTAAAGCACTGCTCCATCATAAATAAGCATGGGCCGTTGAATTAGGATGTGTACAAGTAGTTAGTAGCGTTATATAGTATCCCTACAGTCAATCAACCTTTAGCCCAGACTGTGGCTAATCCCAATCAAGGAGTCACACCAATGTCCGACCAGACCGATACCACCCAGACCACGCCGGCCGAGAAGGCGCCGCCCAAGGAAATCATCCGCGGTCGTATGCCGATCGCAGTGGTCGCCCTGGCCCGCTTCGGCAGCCAGTCCACCACCACCACCAAGGCCGCAGCGGATGCCCTGGGCACCACCGTCGGCAAGATCGACGACATCCGCAAGAACCGCAACTTCGCCTACGTCACCGCCGACTTCAAGCCGACCGAAGCCCAGAAGGCCGACGGCATCGAGTGGCTGAAGCGTCATCCGGTCGGTGCGGATGCCCTGATCGAAGAGCTGCAGAACCTGCCGGTCGCCACCGCCGAAGAGTCGGCCGCATTCGAGCAGGTCCGCGCATCGGCTCGCGGCCAGAACGCCAAGACCGCCGAGGGTGAAGTCGCTCAGGCCGGCGGTGGCAATCGTCGCAAGAAGAAGGAAAAGCCGGCCGAAGCCGGTGAAGTGCAGAACCCGCCGGCCGCCGATGGCGACTCGCTCCTGAGCTAATCCCTTCGGGGGAAGCGGTTAGCGTAAGGGATAAGGGCTCCTTGATGGAGCCCTTATTTATGCGCGAACGGAAAGTCGACACGATTGCACCTCACTGTGAAGTCGACACGATTGCACCTCACTGTGAAGTCGACACGTTGCACATGTATGCCAATCAATGGCGTTAACTCTGAGCTGACCGGTGCGTTTCTGAGCTGCGCGCAACACATACCTGCATTTAGCTACGCACTTCCGAGCAAACGCGATCAGAGCGCACCGGCCATTTAACATACTCGGGTTGCATTGTTGTAAAGTACTAGTTAGGTAGCTTGTCAGAATCAGCCGGAGCATACCTCTTTGCGCTCTGAGCGCTCACGTACGTAGTAGTACGTAGGCATACCAAACTAACTTTGAACGTTCGTTCAGAGCGCACCGGAGAGCATCGGTCCATGGCCATGGGTATGCACGCAAAACAAAGGACCCTATACGGGTCCTTTATGGGTTCAGCGACAAAAATTCGGCCGTGACTCGGGGTATGTCGCTGTTAAAAGTAGCTCCGGAGTGG